AAGGATCTAGAGACTACTGTAAATGAAGATGTAAAATGGTTTCTTAGTCATATACCTGATGGTAAAGGAGGCTTCTATAATTCTAGAAAAGTATTTCCCGTAGCTATTAAGCTAGTGAATACTATTGACTTCACTAGTCCTCTAAGAAATCAGAATCCTGTAAACTTAGCCAAGAATGATAGATTGAGCTTGTCTCTAGCTAAAGAGATGAGGAATCTGTTTGAACATATAGATCCTACAGTAACAGTTAAACCTAACCCTAACTATAGTTTCTTAGATGGTCAGTTTGCTGTGTATAGTAAAGCTCTTACAAATAACAAACTTAATACTAAAACTCTAGTAAAGGGATATGTACCATTACATGAGAATTATGATTGGGAGAACCTTAGACAGAAAAAAGAGATAGTTTTCTTAAAATGGAATAAGAATAAAATCCCTACATTAGGGGGATATATTGATTACATAGCTGAGTTTACTGGTGAAGATCCTGTAGACATTTATAAAGCTTATATGCAACAAGAAGCTAAACAAATAGTAGCTGGAGTTGTACAAAGCTTAGGGTCTTATAGAAAAAGAAAGCCTTACAATGTTATATTTAGAAATAATGAGGAAGGAGTACTTACAGCTAGAAATAGAACTAATACTCCAATAGATGCAACAGCTAAGAATAAATCTAATCTTGTAACAGCTTTAATTGATAATTTTGAAAAGAATCCTAATATTCTTTCTAGTAAGCACACTCCTGAGAGTCTTGGTAAAGCTTTTGGTTTCTCTGATAGCTTACTTAAAGAATTCTTAAAGGAGCCTCAGAGAGAGGGTATATTAAAACATGCTGAGGTAGTATTTAAACATCTTCAACCTTTACTAGATAGCTCTGAGGATATAGTTGCTCAGGATGAAGCTTTCTCTAAAGTAATGTCAGCTCTTAAATCTGATAATGCTATAACTCTATTAGCTGAGGCTATGGCTGAGATTAATGGGGAATTCACTTTGTCTTCTGTATTAGATGCTGAGGGTAAACAGAATTATTTGTTTGTACCTAGTAGTAATGCTTATGATGTATTAGGAGCTTTGAAAGAAGTTAAAGACATTTCAGAATTAAAATCTACAAAATATAAAGAACATGCTCTGGACTACCTTACTAAAACAGAAGAAGTGGTGGATGGAGTTAGTTATAATACTTTCTATAGTTTCAATCCTTATATACATAATCTACAAACCCATAAGATTTATGATGTGGTGGATGCAGATGGTATAGTAGATCAAAGTTTTGGAAATAATAAAGTAACTCAGTATTCAGAAGAGAAAGATCCTGACTATGTATTAAGAACTTTTAATGCTGGATTCCTAAATAGTCTTGCTACTAAAGGAACTCCCAGGTATGTACAATTTTTATATACCAACTCTAACAGACCTACACCACTTGCTGTAGAGATCCCTTTACAGTCTGAAAAGTCTATAGATGAGAGTATTCAAAAAGGTATTGATCAACTTCTAAATAAGCTTGATCTTAAATATCTAGAAAATGGTATAGACTCTTATAATAAGAATCCATTCTTAAATATGGGAGCTTTTGAGATAGGTATTCAAAGAGTCTTAAGATCTAACAAGAAGGGTAAAGCTTTGCTTGAAGAATATAAAGAGAAGGGAAAGCCTGACGCTGTAGTTCAAATTAAAATAGCTATTGTTAATAAAGATCTCAATTACATTAAATCTTTAATTGAAGATAATAAACTCCCTTTACAGGATAATTTAAATAAAGCTATTACTAAAATCAATGAGATTAATAGTGCAGGTATATACAAATTCCCTATAAATAAAGTAGCAGAAGATTTTCAATACACGCCTTGGGTGAATGACAGACCTTCTTATAACTATCCTATACAGACAGATGAGGTTATTAGACAGTTCTTATTGAACAATTATATTAACAATATTTTCCTTAACCAGCTTATCATTGGTGACTCTACTATCTATGGAGATGCTAATGGTGTTGTAAAAAGAATGTCTATTGCTACAGCTCCAGGACAGAAAGGATTCTCTAATCCAATCAATGGTGTGCCTACTGAGGTAGATTTCTTGGTAGCTGAGGATGATGTACAAGAAGTGCTAGATGAGATATTTAAAGGTTCTAAAGTAGAAGGAACTACCTATGAGACTACAGATGCTCAGATGTGGCATACTGATAGATTTAGCACAATTCTTCAAAATATGTATGGTAGGAGATATGGTCTTAGCTTAGTATCTAAGCCTGTGTATCATAAGACAGATTCTCAAGGTATAACTAGAACTATCAAGACCTCTGGGTTAAATCTTGGTTTTACTGAAGGAATGCATAAGGATGTTACAGCTAACTTGCAGGAACTGAATGCTATCTTAAACTCCCACAATGTTATGGGTATAGTCCCTAAGTCAGCTAATAAGTCTGGAGGTAACACAGCTAAATTGGGATTACAGACTAGAGACTTTACTACTGAAGAGTTAGCTACTTTATCTGAACCAGCTCAGGAGTATTTAAAAGATGTTACTACTATCAATAATGAAACACTAGCTAAAGCCAAAGGGCAACCTTTCTATGGTGAGCTATTGACTTTCAGGAACACTCTTAAAACAGGTAAGTTTGATATTCAATATAAAACAGAAGCTAATGTTACAGCTTATGATGCTTCTAAATTCAAATTAGATACCAGATTCCTGAGAATGCAATTAAACCCTTCTCATGATCTTAATATGTCTACTAGTAACCCTAGCCAGCTTCAAAGCTTCTTAGGTATCTTGGTGAAGCCTGAAACAGAATCTAATGTAGATGCTATCTATAGAGATTATTCTAACCTCTCTCAGATGTATAGAAGAGAGCTGTTAGGAGCTGTACAAACTAGTGGTAGTTTTGATAATTCTAAATTAACTAATCTTATTAAAGAGACTTTACAAGCTAAAGGATCTGAGAGGTTAGCTGATGTTATTTCCTACATAGGTATTGATCATCCTTCTGTATATAAGAAGGTCCAAACACAACTTAGTTCTATTATAGAGAAAAGAGGTCTTGTCACTAAGTTCAATGGGGGTAAGTTCACATTGATCTCCTCTCACATGTTTTTTAATCCTATTACTAAAGATAGATTGAGATACATTGAGGACCCTAAGACAGGTAAAAGGTATGCTGAGGTGTTAGCTCCAGCAGATCTCTTTGATAAAGCCACACAAGCTAAGATTAAGAATGATGAAGAAGTATTACTTCATTCTGAGCAATTAGCTTTCAGGATTCCTTCTACAGAATTACACTCTGCTGTAGTTTTAAAAGTAGTGGGATTCCATACTAGTGAGAATAACTCCTTAGTGTTACCTCAAGAAATAGTACCTCTGCATGGATCAGATTATGATGTTGATGCTCTATTCTTAATTCTTAAAGAGAAAGCTTCTTCCACTATTAAGATAGGAGATATTGAAGTATCTAAAGGTCAGCCTATAGGTTATAACGAGTCTGGTAAATTTATACAGAACTATGATAAAACTATTATAGCTCAAAAAGGAGAAGATTCTAAAGAGAATAGAAAACTTGATAACTTGCTCAAAGCTTTCTATAAGAATAGAATCATGTACAATATGCTTGAGGTTATTCAGAAAGAGAAGGTTAGAATGAATAACCCTATTAGCATGGATGTTCTTAAAGATCCTTCTACAGAAGGTTCTATGGCTCAATACCTGAGTAATCTAGGAGCGTTAGCAGAATCTGGTAGCCTGGATCTATCTTCATTTAAAGACAACCACACCTCCTATAAATCTAACATGGCTGGTACAGCTCTTACTGGCATCATGGCTAACAATACTAAAGCTATTGCAGTGCTTACTAGAGCTGGACAACATAAATTTGGCTTGAACTATTTAGGTAAAGAGCTTAATACTTTCTCAGATACTCAGGAAGTATTTGATACTCTAGATGCTTTGGTGAATGCTGCCATTGACAATGTTAAGGAGCAAATCCTATTCAAAGGAAATATCTCTATTGAAACAGGTAATGTAGTAGCTACTATGGTAGGCTTAGGTTTACCTATGAATGAAGTATTTGGTTTAATAGCTCAACCTGCTGTTAGATTAGTATCTGCTTATGGTAATTCACAGAAAGGTAAGAGTCAGATCAGAAGTCTTATTTATAGTAGATTAGAGGAATTAGGTGTTAGCACTGGAGACTTCTCTAAAGCTGTGGAAGAATATGAGATTAACCAGAGTGACCTAGATGATGCTATTGAAGGTCTTCCTATGGGAGCTGATATAGATGTATCTAAATGGGAATATGCTGATCTTATCTTACAACAAGCGGTATTAAAGAAGTTTGATGAGTTTAGTGTAGTGGGAGCTTTATTAAGAGATACCTCTTCATCTTTAACTATCCTAAGAGAAGCACCATCAAACTATGCTGAGATTAAATCCAAACTGGCTACATGGGGTAAAATATTTGGTAAGTCTAATTTAGCCCTTATTCCTGTGGTAGAAGGAGGACAAGTTACTGATGTAGTTCCTTTCCCTAGTCCAATAGATGATGAACCTATTTTAGAACTATCTCAGTTCTTTGAGAAAAGTCCTTATATTAAAGAAGCTATTACTACAATATATAATCATAAGTTGATTAGTGATCAAAGTCCTTTATATAACCCTAAGTTGAATGCTTTTGTAGAATCTTTTAGTGCTAGAAATGGAAAAAATATTGGATTGGATGCTCCTGTGGTATTTACGCTTGACAATAAACAAGAGAAACATGAGGAAGCCCTAAGAGAACAAATTCTTAGATTAGCTGTTGCTCAGATCTATATGAATGAGGTTAAAAATGATACATTAGAAAAGACCTCTAAAAAAGGTACTAAATATGTAATCAGAAAAGCTGCAGCATTTAAAGAGAAGTTTGCTCAGGAAGTTAAGTCTATAAAAGAAGCCTATAAGAAGCTCCCCAAAGATGAGCAGAACAATAGGTTTATGGACTACTTGATAGGAGAATATTCTCATAAGAAAAATATTAGCATTGTAACTTTCAGACAACCTTCTAATTTACAGGAGTCAGATATTTTAGAAATACAAGATGCTTTCACAGATATTTCAAAGTTGAATATTCCAGGAATAGATTTGGAACAGTTTAAGAACAACTTAGTGAAGTATTCAGCTCTTTCTACAGGAATGTCTTTTGGACTAACAGGTTATAGTCAGTTTATCCCTGGACAAGCTCTTATAGACAATGCTGAGAAGTTTAAAGGAGCTTTGACTAATATTTCTAATAATCTAGACACCTTGCAGCTTCCTATAGTTATGATGCTGGCTAAGAGTAAGCCAGAGGTATTCAAATCTGTAAGAAGCAAGCTGTTAGATAGAGCTGAAAAAGATGAAAAAGGTTTCCAAAAGGTTAAACCTGGGAAAGCAATTCTTACTAATGGAGCTATTGCTGAATATGATATTTTAATCCCTAAGTTAAATATTGATCCTGAAGATGCTGAAAAGTATGATCTTCTTACAGAGCCTACAGGGATAGTAAATTTCATAACAGGTAAGTATTCAGCTCCTTATATTTTACTAGGAGAAACTGATACAGGGTTTGCTTATAGAAGATTATTCCCTACTAGTTCTGTAGCTGATTTTGACTTTAATGTTGATGATTATTTGGATAATCCTTTACAGTTAGAGAGTGCTTTTGATCCTAGAGTGAGAGAGTTATTTACTTACTCCTTAGAAGAAGCAGGGCCTATAATTACAGCTAAAGATGTTAGTGTTTATAATGTGGGAGATGTAATCACTCTAACCAACTCTTCTGATTATTTCAGAGAGAACTCCATAAGAGTTATTATTGACTCAATCTCACCTTTAGAGAATACTAATAAGATTACGGTGAGTTATACAAAAGGTACTCAGAACTTGAATACTGCTGAGAAATTAGATAAGTTTAAGAAACAATTTAAAGTCTGCTAGATGAATTGCTCAATATCCCCTGTTAATCCATTTACAAATAAGGATAGTACGCTATTCAAAGAACTACTCTATAAATATGGGGATAGACAACAGGCTTTACTTAAATATGGGGATTATCTCAATAATAACCCTGAGTTATTTAAAGGGGAGAATGAGCCAATGTTATCTCATTTTGAAAGCTTAGAGAGAGAAGTCCCTGTAGATATTAAAGAAGGCCCCATAAATGAAGCAAACTCTAATCCTTATATAGAGGCTGTTGAACAACAATCATTAATGTACTCCTATAATGATGAAACTAAAGAATATAAAGACTTCTCAAGTGGTAAAACTCCTAACAGAGTTACTTCTGTGGTTCAGTATTTTACTGGCAGGGAGCCTAAGCTTATAGTTACAGATGAAGAAATAGCAGCTAAACAAGCTGATAAACTCTGGAATGGTTATGATAAAACAGAGAAGCTTCTCATAGATAATAAAGAAGTCACCTATGATCAGTATGTAGCTAATACAGCTAAAAATATGAAATTAGGTGTTATTAAAGGTAATGCTATCCATAGCTGGTTACAATATGCTGCCTCCAAAGACCCTAGATTTGAACAGAAAGCTTTAGAATATGAAGCTCAGACTATAGGATATGGGTTAGGTGGGGCAGCTATTGATTATTCTTGGGCTAGGTCCTATGCTAGTACTATCTTTAAGAATGCTGGAATAGCTTTAAAACCATTTGGTGCTTTACAAGCTGATGTTATAAAGCCAGAGGTAGTTATAGGGAATAACATCATCAACATGTCCGGTACTGCTGATATGGTAGTCTATCATGATGATAACACTGTTTCCATTGTAGATTGGAAAACTGGTTCTGGCTTCACTAACTCTACTACAGATAAACTGATCTCTTTTGGTTTACAGAGTAGATTAATTACAGACTCTCCTAAGAATAGAGCTAAACTGCAGATTGCTCTGTATGCTTTCATGCTAAAGCTTAATAACCCTGACATGCAATTTAAGAATCTAAAGGTAGCCCATATACCAGATTCTCATACTGCAGGGAGAGCCTTTGTAGATGCTGATGTGGATATGGATAACTACATCCCTATGATAGAAGCTCTATTTAAGGATAAGAAGTTTTTAGAAATAGCCGGATTATCTACAGATACATTAAAGAAGATAAAAGAAGCGTCTCCTAGAGCGTTTGTAGTAGGGGATTATCAAAGTACAACTGCTACAGCTTACTCAGACCTCCTTCAAAAGGGTGCTGGACCTGCTACAATGTCTAAAATAGCAGATATTAACTATTTATCTAATAAAAAAGAGATTGAAGGTTCTTTATCTAAAGAGGAACAGAAAGTTTTAGCAAAAGCTACTCAGGACCTATTAGATATGGAGAACATTCTAGGGATTAAACTACCTAGAGAGATCCCTGCTGATTATGAGATTGGTTTGATCACTAAGCTTACAGGTACTTATATGGATACTAATAATCCATATTTGAAGTTGTTGAAAGTTCTACAGGATCAGAGAATGGATAAGGCTGTTCAGAATTATACTAAGATAGAACAGAAGTTTGAACAACTTCTCCAGGATGTTAGACAAGAGCATGGTGATAATAAAGTAGGTAAGACATTAGGCAGATTTAATTTTGACAGTAATCCTGCTTTCTGGGATTGGGCCTATAATGAAGTAAGGGATGAGGAAGGTAATTATTCTAAAACTCTTATTACTGATGAAGATGTAGCTTTATGGAATAACCTATCAGCTTCTCAGAAAGCTCTTCTAACCTATGTAAATAAAACTCAGGAAAAGGTATTTACAGATCCTAACAGCCATTTAAATAAAATAGTCTATAAGGAGAATGGTGAGAGCTACACAGCTTTAGATTGGTACAACCTCCAGACTAATCAGAGAAAGTTAGGTTTTAAATATCAGAAAGGGTGGTTTCCTAAAACCATGATGACAGAGGCTGAGGTTAACAGAAAGAATGGTGGAAGATTGAAAATAGCTAACTTGAAAGAGAAAGTTAAAATGATGCTAACTGACTTTGTGGAAACAAACTACGAAGGAATTAATCAGTATGGTATACCTTTAAAATACATAGGTTCTTCTGAAGTCCAGAAGTCAGGTAACTACTCCTCTAACTTAGAGCAGTCTTTTTTGACCTTCATGAAACAGATTACCTTGAAAGAGCAATTGGATGATATTTACTCCCTGGCTCAAGGTATTAAAGCTATTCATGTTATTTCTGAGAATAAGAATCAGAATGTGCTGTTTAAACAGACTTTGGAGTTTATTGATGATAGAGTATTAGCCGATTTAGTAGGTAGAGCGCACAAAGATGTCTTATTTAGAATCCCATTTGTAATGAATAAAAATGGTGATAAGCTAGATGTCTATAAACTAATGGCTTTTATTAAGAAGATGGTTACCCTTAAAATAATGGGTTTTCAGCTATTCAGAGGTGCTAAAAACGGTATTTTTGCTACAATGGTTAACTATAGAAATGGTAGGGTTAACTGGATAGCTTCTAAATTTGATGGTATAGATGGAGATGAAATGTCCTACACTCCAGGAGATCTAGCTAAGGCAAATGCTTTAGTGTCTGCCTATATGGGTAAGACTATTCAAGGTACTCACAGGAATGATAAAATCTGGCATTTAGCTAAACAATCTAGATACCTTACTCATGACATTATACATAAGTCAGAATCCACTTATTTGAGTAAAAATAATGGTAGTGCTATGGATAAAGCTCTATCATTTTACTCAATACCTGAGGAATGGAATTCCCTATCTGTGATGGTGGCTCAATTACTTCACATGAAGACTAAAGATGGGAAATCTGTCTTTGACCAATATGAGGTAGTAGATGGACAACTTATCTGGAATGGTGGAGTAAGAGGCTACACAGAAAATGCTGTTGGGGAAAAAGTACCTCTTAGAGGATTAAATTCTTTAGAATTTGGTAAGATGAGAAGAGTCTATGAGAAATTACATGGACAATATAGACAGGATGAGAAATCTACTGCCGAACTATACTTCTTAGGGAACCTAATGATGATGTTTGCTAGACATGTTCCTACCTACTTTAGAAACAACTTTGGGGAACCTACTATTGATACTTACCAAGGATCTTATAGAAAAAAGGGTACAATCAAGACTGTAAATGAATTAGGAGAAGAGCAGGAAGATGATGTCTATGAGTGGATTGAACAAGTAAATAGAGGTAGATATAGACTATTATGGCAGTGGGCTAGAGGAATTAGAAGTGCTAGTGAATGGTCAGATTTAGAGAGAAGAGGAGCTGTTGAAGCTGGTTATACAGCATTCTCATCCTTAGTATTTGCTACTCTATCAGCTCTATTTATAGGACTAGTATTTGATGACGATGATGAAGATTCTCCACAAGCTAAGTTATTAAGTGGTTTAGTGAGAGATTTTGCTTCACCTATTAATCCAACAGCTTCTTTAGGTATTACTGCAGGAGGAAAAGGTGCTGGAAACTTAGTTACAGGTGAAATAGGGAAGCTTTTTGGAAATATTACAGATTTAGCTTGGGCTTATCCTGGCTATAAACTAGGTATTTTAACAGAGAAGCAAGCTATGACTAATGATGGTCTTTATAAAGGTCAGAAATCACTTATGAATAATCTTCCTTTAGTTGGTACTACTGTACAGTTAAACCAGTTTATGCAGAACGATGGAGATAGAAATATATTCTTTGATGAATAGCTAATACCGATTATACCCTAGATTAATAGATTAGAAGTTGGAAGGTAAAAAGAAGTTAACCCCCTTACCCCCTTAATAAGAGAGTTAACTTCAATCATACCCTGAGTTAATGAGTTATTATTGGTGAGGCTCTAAAAGGAAAAAGTTAATCCGTGCTTTAGATTTAAATGTTGCAAACCCTTATGTCAGGTGGGCTATCTGATTTGTCGTAAAAGAGAGCTAGGCCCCAGTCCGCATACAAATCTTCTTAATTTACCAAAGGGCCAAGAAAGCAAAATGCCCTGAAAGGTGGGACTTCCAAGGCATCTGCTAAGTGAGTTTTTAGGCTCAAATGATAATGTTTTTGAATGTCCCACCATCCTATGCTACAAAACTAATAAAAAGTATTAAGAATACAAATATTAATAGTAAAAGATTTAAGATAATAAGTAATTGGAAAGGGGTGTTTTAAAGACACCCTTTTTTGTGAGATATAAGTATATTTGTTCATGAGTGTACCTACATTTACTATAGATCTCCAACCTGTTAACTTACTGACTCTGAAGAACACAGATTCTGTAAATTTGTATTTTGCTCTGTATCAGCTTAGTGATGATGGAACCACCTTTAATGTGGTAACTATAACCCCTACCTCTCCTCTAAATTTAGATGGTAGTCTTCCACCTTCTGGAACTTTTCAGATGTACTTGGCTGACAATCTTTATAAAATATTCATTAGTAATGCTCCAGTAGTAATAGTTAATGTTAATACTGATCCTGGTTACTACATTCTAGCTGATCAGAATATTAAAGCTTGTGAAAGATCTTTAATCTTAAAGAATCTTTGTCCTCCTACAGGTGGTTGTGATGCCATAGGAGATAGAAAATACATTGAAAAAAGAGTTAAATTCCTGGATTTGAAGTTTGGGTTATACTATATCTATAGTAATTGGATTCAACACCAAGCTTATACTATGCTATTTGTTCCTACAAATCAGGAATTACTCTCTATGAGGGATTATCTAACTCAGTTATTAGCTCTTTGTGGTTGTAGCAATACTGAATGTAAACAGTGTACTGGAGGATATATTAGTGTTAGTAACTGGAGAGCTATAGATCATACTTCTAATAATATTGCACAAGATTGCGGTTGTAATTAATTATGATACCAGTATTTCCTAGAATAGTTGATGATAGTGCTTATATAGCTACTTCTTCTGAGGTAGTTAGAAATGCTATGTGGCAATATCTATATCAAAATGGTCTTATAGATAAACTCATGGATAGAGGTTATTATAGAGATCAAGTAGGTAAAGATTCTATGTGTTATTGGTATGAAGCATTCTTCTACTATGATCTTATAGATTATATGGTGATTATGTTTGAAGATATTAAAGATGCAGGTCTTATTTGTACAGATCCTACATTTCAAGCATTTGTAGATACTTATCAGTTACCATGTATACAAAAGACATTATTATGTAAATATGGTGCTTCTGGAGTAGTGGATAGTCTTAAAGCTACTCTAGTAGATACTTTACAGAAGAAATTAAATTTATGCTGTCCTCCTGATGAGGGTATTAGCTATATGCAAATACTAGGGAATGATTGTAATGTTTTCCATGTTTATCCCCAATCATAATGTCAGTAATAGGAGTAAAACAAAATAAAGCTTGGTTTATAGGAGGTAGTAGTAGGCCTCTTAATGCTAGAGGTATGACTGTGGATTTTCAGAATAATGGAGAACCAGATACCAATGTATTTAGAGATCAAATAGAAAGTTCTTTGCAAAAGAGGGTACTTGATGATTTCCAAGATCAAGCTACATTTACTGATATTAATGTCAGAACTACTCCAGATAAGTTTGTTACTCCAGCAAATTTACCAGAAGTTTTAGCTGGTACTACAGGAGTTTCTGTAAATGTTGTAGCAGCTCCTGATGAAACTACTCCTTATACCACTTATAATGTAAGTGTAGACAAGGCAGTATACGCTGATATGTTATCTAGAACTAATACTAAAGTTCTAACAGCAGCCAATGCCCCAATAGTAACAGCAGACCCTGCTTTAGGGAATATTGCTGTAGTAACTCCTGTACAGAATGGAAATGCAATAGAATATCAAGTTAAGGTCTTAGCTCTTCCTGTACCTAGCTTAATTATAGATATTACTTATGCAAACCTTGTAACAGCTATAGGAGCTTCTACATTGGCCCCAGGATTCTGGTATAGATTTCCTTACCAGTGTATTCATACTATTCCTTATACAACTGACTTAAATACTTCTTCTACCTTAACCATACCTACAGAACATCTGTTGGTTCAAGCTATTAATACCAATACTCTTGATAGAACTACTGTAAGAAGTATGGAACATCCTCAAGATATTATTCATTGGAGATGGGAAGATAATGTGGTAGTGACCCCTACAAATGAAGATCCTTTATTTACTACTCTTTATCTAGATACTATTGATCCTCTGATGCCAAATGTCTTTACTAAAGGAGCTGTATTATCAACACCTTATACAAGACCTGGGAGAATATACTACAGAGAAGATACCATTCAAAGAATTTCTACACCCTATGATTTTAGAGGGGTTGTATACAGAAGGTGGGCTTTAAAGAAAGATGGAAGTGGTAATTATGTGTATAAAAATACTTTAACTTATACTCCAGGAACTCTTTATAAGCATCATGATGTAATATTAAATGCTGGTGTAAACTGGTTAGTAATATATCCTTTTACAGCAACAGCTTCTATCAGTAATCATAACTATAATTTGGTTAGTTTAAATGACATGATAGCTTCTGCTACAGGTAATACTCCTCAGTTTATAGCTACCAATTCTACTAGCTTTGTAATATTTGATACAGATAATCAGTATTTTACTAGCACTAAGGTAGAGATAGATGTGGATACTCCTTATGAAGATCATTTTACTTTCTATAATGCTGCAGGAACATTACAAGCATTCAATGTTAAGATTAAAGATTATATTCCAGCATGGATAGAAGCTGTAACATGGGAATTCTATCCTAATGTTGTATTTGGTACTCATTTGGGTGGAGGCATAACTCCAATAACTAATGTTACTATTGGTAATTTTAGTTATGATTTAACAATGTTTAATGTTACTTCAGTAACTATTTCTGATTATTGTAGAAATATATTTATCAATGGTAGAGCTAGTGGTAATATAGGTGATATAATAGTAGAAGAAAATAATCAGTTTTTACATATAGATCAAAGTCCAGTAGGAGGAGATTCTGTTACAGTAAAAAGACTTATTTGTAAAATAGGTCTTGGTAATAGAGGTATGATTATTCATGGAGGATCTTATGATATTGGTAACAATAATAATAGAATAGTTTCCTATAACACTAGCAATCTTGTATTAGGGGACACTAACTATGTTGCTGGTTTTGTTTCAGGTACTCATGAGATAGAGGATTTTAACTCGTTTGTTACATTTAATTCTTGTGTAACAAATACTATGGGTAATAGAAATAGAAACGTATTTAATATTCTAGGAACCAATACTAAATTTGGAGATTATAACACTGATATTTCTAGCTTAAAACCTAATCTAATAGAAGGTGTAGGCGTTCCTCATAGTAATAATGTTATAGGAGATTACAATTCTTTAATTGTAGTATCTGGTACAAATAATTACTATAACAGAGTGGCTTCTATGAGTATTCCTGATGGCTATACCATAACATCATGTTCATTTGAAAATCTAGCAGGAGGTATATATTTAGTGAATTCAGGAGCAGGATATAGTTTTACCAGAAGCTCTTTTAAAGATATAACTAATACTATTAGTGTTACTGATACAACTATCACAGATTCTGAAATATTTAAATGCCCTTCTTTATCACTAACTACAGTTGCCTTAGTTAATAGTAAGCTAAGGATCTGTAGTAATATTACAATATCTTCAGTATCTATTACTAGTACATCTTTTGAGAATGTAAATACAGCTACAATAACTTTAGGAATTTCTTCTTCAATAGTGTATTCTAAGTTTGAAAAAATTTCTAATTTGAACATTACTTATCTAGTACAAGCTATAATAGGGTATTTACAGATTACAAACAATAGTACTCTTAATTTAACTTCTACTCTTACTACAGGAATAACTAATGTGATAATAAACCATGTTACTCTTGATAATACTAGCAATATCAATATATTAGAGCTTAACAATACTCTTTCAAAAGTGTATATCTCTAATACAGCAGGACTATCAATATACTATGGTAATCTCACTAACTGCAACTTCATTACTACTGTAAATTTAGATTTAGGGAGTATTATACCTTTGTCTTTAGTTCCAGCAAATAGCAAGGTTACAATATCTGATACAACATTTGAAAATATTGATGGAGTACAAGTACTTCCTACAACAAATGATGGAAGCTCTATCACTAATTTTATTTGGAATATAATATCTACAACATTCAATAATATGAATAGTTGTTTGATTTATCTATTGGCTAAATCTGCAAAAACTAACCAGACAAATGCTTGTGTATTTAGATCTGTATCAGGTGTTAATTTTGGATCAGTTCCTACTGATGTATTAGCTGTGGAGCCTATGACCTACTATTCATCTGTATTTGAAAATATTAATATTACTGGAGGTTCTTTGCTTATAGCTACCCCAGCTATATCAGTTTCTTCTATAAAAAACTATCCTTCTGGAGGAACAGGAGGTATTTGTTATAGAGTAACTTTAGTAGAGTGCAATTTTGAAGGTTTTATTAAAATTCAAGATACTACAGTAACTCCAAATTATTCTTTTAGAAATATATTGACTAGATTTAGAGGTGCTGGATGGTATAAAAAAACAACAAATGCTTCTGTAAATACTACAGGATATAGTATAGATAATAGAATAACAATGGGGGCTGGTATTCCGTTAGATACTATAGCTTCTAATGCTTCAGATGTTGATTATAAAGTTCAAGATGGCACTAAAATTTATGGCATCCAGAATGTAATATCAGGAGGGAATATAGTTGAAACACCAGTAAATATAACTTTAGTATAATGAAGATAGCAGATCATGTATATGTAATCAATCTGGATAGGAGAACTGATAGATTAGAAAAGATACAAGAGAGATTTGATCTTTTGGGTTTAGATTTTGAAAGAGTTTCTGCAATTGATGGTAAAACATTAGATATAAAACTCCCAGAACAAACTCCAGATAAGAGATGGAATTCTGCTGCCTACGCCTTATGTCTAACAACTATTGGTATTTTAAAGGATGCTGAAGAGAAAGGGTATCAAAACATATTAATCTTTGAAGATGATGTAGACTTTATACCAAAGTTTAACCCATACATCAATGTTTATATGGGAGAGTTAGAAGATAGATTGTATGATTTTGCTTTCTTAGGTTACACTCTTCCTGGAATGTGTACAACTAGTCCTATGACTCCTAGATGGGATAAAGTACATTCTATGGTTAGCTGTCATGCTTATATTATAAATAAACATGTTTTTCCTATGTATAGGAAAATGCTTGAGAGATTAGATAATCCTATAGATTATTATGTGAACAGAATTGTAGGAGGTAGGTTGAATTCATTATGTGCCATACCATTAGGTGGTGAAAAATTGGTATTTCAGGAAAATGGTTTTAGTGATATTGAAAATGCTGAATATAATGTAGAATTTACAAGATGAGCTTAGTAGGGAGAAAAATTATATACACAGCAGAATTGGATGGTATTACCATAGATGAAGAGACTTTGGTTGAGATACATGAGGGTAATAAGATATATACATTGGATGCCTACGGGAATAAGGATATATTTAACATTGAAACAGGATATTGCTATAGTGACAATCCAACATTTGGAGCTAAAAAATACTTAAAGTAGATGACAGGAGTAGAAAATTTACTAACACAATTAATAAATAGGTTAGATCCTGTCGCTACATACTATGCTACAGATCTAGATGAATCAGGTGATCCTAAGTATTATGGATTTATGACTACAAACGGTTTTTGGTATATTATGAGAATTACTAATGCTGGGGCTGTAAGATATACTGCTACAGCAAATAGTTCTTCTGACATATATGCTAATGCTTGGATAAATAGAGCCATATTGGCTTATGATTATCCTAATAAAGTAGGATTGAGATAATGGGGTATAAATTTAACATATTTACTAGAAAACTAGATAGAGTAGGTGTAGAAACAATTGGTGCTGGATCAGGTATATCTATTGATAATACAGATCCTAGTAATCCTGTAATTACTTCTAATGGAGCTAATATAACTGTTGTGACTAATTATTCAGCTCTTCCAACTCCTGCAACAGCTTCTGGTAAATTTTATTGGGTTTCTAATAGTCAGGGAACAGCCTGGTTACCAGGATCATTAGGAGGTACTTATTATAACAGTGGTCTTTATTATTCAAATGGTACTACTTGGGAGTTTCTAAATGTTCCTTATCAAGCTACACAAGCTGCTGTGAATACTGGAACTGTTACAGATCAGTTTGTTACTCCAGCTACATTAAAGAATAGTAGTCAATGGGCTACTAAACAAGATGTTTTTACTGCACAAAGTGCAAATATGTTTTATGCTGGACCTACAAGTGGTAGTGGGGTTCCTGCATTTAGAGCAATTGTTACTAGTGATATAGCAACAGCAATGTCTACAGGGCTTGCTGGGAGTGCAACAAAGTTGGCAACAGCTAGAAACATTAATGGTGTCTCTTTTGATGGCACTGGTGATATAACTGTTCTTGCAGCACCTCTTTCTACAATTGCTTTGGGGTCAGTTATTGTGTATAATACTCTAAATACACCAACTGCTCTTACTTCTACTTCAGGACTTAAAGTTTTACAAAATAATGCAGGAGTAATATCATGGAATACTGTAACTGGTACAGGTAATTCAGTATATTCAACCTCTCCTTTATTTACCACTCCTCAAATAAGCAATGCTGGTGGAACCTTTGCTTATACTCTTGTTGGTGGAGCTATAGGAGCCTCATATAATTTAAATCTACCTGTAATTACAGCAAATGATACTTTTGCTGTTCTAGGGTTAGCACAAACATTTAGTGCAACCCAAACATTCACTGCAGCAGCTACTAACGTAACTTCTATCTCACTATTAGATACGACTTATAAACCAGCATTAAGTGTCTTATCTCCTAGTAACTTATTATTAGGGGGGTCAGGTTGGACAAATAATATTTATGGAGATATTAACTTGAGAGATAGTGCAGGAACTTATCGACAACTATTTACTGCTGGTTCAAACACATTCACGTTTGCAAATGGTTTCAACAACTTTAATGTTAGTTCATACGCATCTTTTACAAAAACTATAACCTTTACTGCAGCAGATTTTAATAGTATAAATGTAAGCGCAGCGATAAATGCGGCAGGTGGAGCTTTTACGGCCTCTGCTTTTAGATGGAGTTCAGGAATAAGTTTAACTAGTGGAACAGGAACGGTTGCTGGTATTTATTTGAATCCTACAGCAGGTGGAATGATCACAGGAAGTACACTAATAGGGGTTTATTCCAATATATCATCTGCTCCAGTTGTTGGGGCTTTAGGCTATGCTCAATACCATGCAGGGACTGGGATAAGTTATTTGGGGGGTAATCTTGCACTATTCCAAACTCCCTCTTTTGGTGGAGGGGTTGGTGTTGTGTTTATTGGTAATGCTACAACAGTACCAACTTCAAATCCTACAGCAGGATTTATAACATGGGTTGATCCTACAACCGGGAATTATATGGCAAGAGGTAAAAATGGTACAATCACAACTCTAGCATCAGCATAATATGGCAAGTAAAAGAATTTCTCCAGAAGTAGTTTGTGATCAAGGTACGTTTAATGATACTTCTACACACAACCTTTGTTCTTACACAATACCTAATAATAGTGTGATATATATGGAGGCTATTGTAATAGGAAAAGATTCTAGTAATAATCCTATTGCAGTAAAAATGGTAACTTCTGCCACAATGTCAACTACCACAGTAACTTTGGTAGGAAGTATAATTAACCTACTCAGCAATATAGATGCTTCAAATATTGGAGCTACTGTGACTATTGTAGTAAGTGGAGCTGTAGTATCTGTGCAGGTAAAAGGTCCAACAATAGCTAAATCAATAGATTGGCAAGCAGAATTAAGAATTTATATAAATTAGTAGTATATTTATAGCACACTAAAAACTATACTATATGTCAGCAACAAAAAAAATTATTGATTTAAATTTTTATCTTAAAGATGTTTATGGCGTACTTATGCCTGACCATGCTGGAAAAATATTAGCTCAAGTAATGGTTGGTCAAACCAAAGGAGATGCTTTAAAATATTGGGAATGGGCTATAAATCTTTCTAATAAAAAACAATTAGAATTAGATGAATCTGATTATGATAATATCAAGCAATTTGTAAAAGATAGTGAAAATCTATCTATTCTTGCTAAAGCTCAAATATTAAAATCTCTTAAAGATTAAACAATGAATAGATTAATAGGGTTTCTTATAGAATGGAAAATTAAACTCTTGTTAGAAATTACAGGGTTGTCAGGCAGTGCTGGTGGAGTATTTACAGTTATATTTTTTACAGGAGATCCTGTAGATGAGCCTAGTTTGGGTTACAAAGCTTGGGAAACAGTGCTTTTGGCTGGATTAGGGGGTATAGTAGGTGCTATAGGAGGTTTAATTGTTGCTATTCTCTGGGCTGCTTTTGGTAAGAAGTGGTTTAAAGCCAAATTTGGTATAGAAATTAATAATAAAACAGAAGTATGAGCTATTCAATTACATTCTTAGAAGCAATACCTCATGTTTTTGAACATGAAGGAGGTTATAATAATGTAAAATCTGATCTAGGAGGGGCCACTAATTGGGGAGTTTCTCTTAGGTTTTTGAAGTCTATCAATAAGGATATTGACGGAGATGGTGATGTAGATTATTTGGATATTCAAAAGCTATCTAAAGAAGATGCTACAGAAATCTATTACAATAACTTCTGGAAACCTTTCTATGATAAATTACCTAGATTATTAGCATCTAAAGTATTTGATACTGGTATAAATGTAGGAGTTGGTAAAGCTGCTATTATACTTCAAAGGGCTTTAGTGTCATTAGGATCTAAAATAACTGTAGATGGAGCTGTAGGTAATGCAACATTACAGGAAGTTTCTAAGTGTCAGGAAGAAGCTATCTTAGATGCTTATTCTCTAGCACAAAAGAATTATTATGATGCTGTGATCAAAGCTAATCCTGAGCAAATTAAATTCAAAAGTGGCTGGTACAATAGAGCTTCTTGGCAACCTAAATAATATTATTATGGGAAAAGAAAATCATATCTCATTTAAAACTCTCTTAGCAAGATTTCATGCTCCAACTCCTCAATTCTGGATAGCTGTTAGAACTAAGATGCTTGCCCTAGCTGTAGGATTAGGAGCATTAGGGACAGGTATTCAAGACATTGATGGTCTTACAGATAATATCTACTTATTTGCTAAGTATACTGTTAGGATAGGGGCTGTAATACCATTAGTAATAGCTTTTATTGCTTCATTTACTGTAGATACTACTAAAATCCAACCTCCGAAATAATGGCTCCAATCTACAAATACATGATTATATTTGGGTTAATAGGCTTTACTTTAGGCTATATATTAACCTATACCTGTGTAGACAATACTATGAAATCCTCCAAGGAGTATGAGAAGTATTTGGTAGATAAAGCTAATGCAGACACCTCTATAATGCTCAGAAATGCAATTATAAAGAAAATAGCATCAGAAAATACAGCTCTTATATCAGACACTATAGCTATTTCTAGAGAAAGAGATTTCTATAAGAATAAGTCAGATAGTTTGATGAAACATATTAAAAGATTAACAAAAGTAGTAATTAAATCACAAGATTATAAAGAGGCTTCAGAATGGGTAAAAAAACACAATTCCTCTCTAAAATAATATTTCTATTGTGTATAGTTAATATAGCTAACGCTCAATGTACAGATTCTATCTATACAGAAACTAAAGCTGGTTGTACTAGATATAATCTTAGTGAAAAGACCTTTGTAGAACTATTTGTAGCCAGTAAAAATCTGGATACTATAGGCATGGATGCTGACAATCTACAGAGGTCTATGGATAGCACGGATAGAGAAAATAAGAAGCTTGTAGCTATTAACAAAAAGATTGGAGAGAATTATAAGAAAGAAATTACTCAATATCAATTAAATGATTCTACTAAGACTTCATTATTAAATGAATGCAGTAGAGTGTCTGGAGACCTCAATAAAGATAATATTGATCTTAGGATAGATAATAAAAGACTTAAAAAGAAACAGGTTAGATTAGTTGGATTAGGGGCTGCTTTAACTTTGTTGGTAGAAATAGGTATAAAAGTTTTAATAATTAAATAGTAAGGATATGAATCTCCCAGGACCTGGAAAAGGAAAATCTAAAAGTAATATGCCATGTAAGCCAGGTAAGCAATGTGCTGCTACTGGAACAGGTAGTAAAGTACAAGGTGCTTCTAAAATATCTATGAAAGACAAGCAGAAAGAGCGTCTTAAAAGCATGAGAGATAATGAAGAAGAGGATGATAATTTGCGGAAAAAAAATTCTAAGGTTAGACCAAAGTTTGAAAGCGGTAAGTCCTATAGAAATGGAGGAATGATAGGTAAAACCCATAATAGAAATGATAGAACTGCTGGAGACAGTGGTTATTGTAATAGATAAAGTAAAAGGAGGTTATTAAGCCTCCTTTTCTTATTCTTACCACTTAACAGTTTCATGTTGCTCTTTAAGAGAGTATAAGTACCATTTAACTTGTAAGTAATCTATAAATGGCAATAACATCCCTTTATGTTCAAATTGAATTTCTCCAGTATTAGTAATTTCTGCTTCATGAGGATAAGGTCCGCATTCCCAACCTCCAAACATAAGATCTCTATGCATCTTTCTGTTCTCAAATTGATATTTAAATTTTTCAAAATTCCCATATCCGTAATAAAGGTTATATTTTTTTGTTCTGTATATATGCATTCTCCAGTCTACCGCTTGAAAGACTGATATAATTAAGGCTACAGATATTATTATAAATAAAATTATGTGTCTAGTCATTTTCATAGGGTATTAGTTCAAATTCATCTTGTCCTTCTTCTTCAAGTTCTATATAGTACTCTCCTATGTAGGAGTCATATTTTAAACCGACGCCCAAATTATAACCAGTGGAAACTGTGTGGGTTAAAACATCATCTATTCCAGCTCTCCTAATAAAAAGTATTTCATCCTTTATACTTATCACTACTGAAGTACAGTTTAATATTTTCTTAGCAGTACTAGATATGTACATATTAATTTTATCAGTTTGATTATACCGTTTCTTTTTATTGAAAAGTCCTGTACCACCATCATATCTAGCAATTGATATTCTTCCCCTCATAAATCTTTCTTTAATTTCTCAATATCTTTACTAGCTTTCTCTAGGATAGTATTCAAAGACTTCATAATAGCATCTTTTTTTATTCTAGGATTATTACCTTGAATGATTGTTTGTAAAACTCTTTCATAAAATCTAATATCTTCAGGATTTAGAGCATCTGCTAATCTTTCATTAGCATCTTTGATAAACATTTTATAGGTATAATGTCCTCTCTTATCTGTCATAACTTGTCCAAGTATTATGATTGAATTTATGAATTTTATCATCTTTAAATGCTAGATCACCATTGATTGGCTTATTAGTACTTAATCTAAATAGGTCATTTCCGTCAATTTCAGATGCTTTTACTAAACGTCTATAAGCTTCTAGTTTTACACCTACACATAGATTGAAATAGATAAAAGTATCTTTAATTTCCATTATTTCTGCTATTGTATCTTCATCATGATCTAAGTATCTCAAAGCTTCTGGTAATGTTGTACTACTTCTTAATACTTTGTTAAGTTTCTTCTCTTCAGATTTTAACCATGTTTGTACATCACATTTAATATCAGTAGTGATACCCATTACCCCTTTGCATCTATTACATGTCTTATAAATAAAACCTTTCTTAGACTTCTGTAGTCTCTTCCAATAAGATTCTTCAGGATGAATGTTGTTACATGATGGACAAACAGCATCTGTGTTACAGACAGTAACCATAGCTCCTCCAATAATCTCTAGTCTACTCATAGTTAAACTTTAAAATGAAAGGAGGGAGATTTCTCTCCACTCCCACTGTTCACCTCTAAACAGCAATGTTATAGTAATTTATTCTTAAATTCCTCTAGAGAAGTCTTCTCAAAAATGGTCTTTAAAAATGCAATTTTATCTCTAGATTCCCAAGAGTCTGATGATAATACTTCTTCATAAATAGGGTCCTTAATAGGTACAATATTTAAATCAGGATTATCTTCAATAGCTTGTACTATTTTGAAAGCTTCGTCATTATCACAAAATTCAATAAAGTCTAGCACATCCTCTAGCTCTATTTCTACACTTTTATCTTTACTTACGCTTGACATATTAAAACAGGTTTAATTGTTCTTTTTCAATTCCCCTCATAATCTCTCTCGCTTCATGTACATAATATTCGTAATTTATCCTGTAGTCACTCATAGACTTCTCCACATAATCATTAAATATAATCACTCCAGAATCCTTTAAAAGATGCTCCATAGTCTTTCCATCTCCAGACTTATACAGATACCCAGCTTCTAATCCTTTAGCAGCATAGAACCTGTTAGTCTTGTTCAGGACCTTACCATTGTGATAAGCTTTGAAGGGCTTTTTGGTCTTCTTTGAAACTCCCATTCTCTCTGACATGCAGAAATCATAGATATTTTTATGATTTAAGATATAGTCTTCCAGTTTGGTTCCTTTAATAAAGTACTCAAAGAGGGCTTGTTTAACTACAGGGTATTTATATCCTTTAAGGAGAGACAGCTCTTTTTCAAAGAATCCTTTCCTTTTGACTACCAACTCTCCCTTATATAGCTTGTTTACGCCCTTCTTATCACACTTTACACTTAGATAGGAGTTAATATCTCTCCTGATCATCTTGCTGTAGAACTCCTCATCTAAAGTCATTCTGGAGTCTATTTCCCATTGTTTACAAATAGAATCAAAGAGCTCCTGCTGATCTTCTGGATAAAATACTTCCACAGAATCTGTGTTCATGCTAATAGGTGTAAATCCAGCCATTATAAATCTCTCCATCAGCATAGAAAGAAGTAACTGACCATTTATAGTCACCTGATAGAACTCTCTAACCCCGTATACAGGAGAGTATATGGAGTTTAATTGACCAAATACAGCATTGAGTGAAAGTTTATTTAATTCTGCAGTAAACTCATCTCCTTGCATCTTAGCTTTAATCCTTTGATCTCTTTTGTTAGAATAGATTTTATTCCATTCAGCTTTCAGATGTGGAGGACATAGTTCATATTTATCTATGATGCTTGGGTAAAATGAATTTACGTCTTTACTAACAAACTTCCAGCCTTTTGGAGGTACTATCACTTCAGCAACTCCTCTGTCCGCATGAGCCCCTCCTAATCCATACTTACAAACTAGACCTTTAGGATGTATAAGCTTATATACAAATCTATCCTTTTTAGGCATCTTCATAATCCTCTCAAATGTCATAGTGTTATAAGCATCTAAAACATTTTGAAATTCTTTAGTTTGGAACTTTATATTAGGGAAAATACACTCTGAAAGAGTCAAGTTTCCTAGATAGGTGTATTTAAGCTTTTCAGGCAGTTTCTTAGCAGGTTTCCTATTGTTGTATAGGAACCTTTCTTTAAACTCCTTATGTCCTGTAACCTTAGTATACTCCTGCATCAATAGTGCCACTCCAATATTAACACCATCCATACTTCTAGTATCTATAGAGGTAATTTCATTAATCTTCTCTCTATTCTCAAAATCCTTCTTCTTTAGCTTACAGACATGCTTCAATGATTCAACATCATTAATACAATATTCTATACACTTGTCAAAGTCTTCTAAGGGTAGAGGTGCATCCCAATCTACTTCAAACTCCTGTACCTTGTGCCATTGTGTAATGACCTGTAGATGCTTCAATGACACTCTAAGAGCAGATGAAGCAAGCATAGTCATTACATCAATGGAATCAAAGGTTTTACCATACTTCCAAGGTTTATAGTATTCATAGTCCTTGTCTATAACAGCTTTTGATAAAAGGTACAATTGTTCATTAGTAGCATCAGGATTCTTTAAGAGATAATTTAGAATGATGTCATCATAGCCTGACCCATTATAGTTCACAAGAACATAGTTAGCAGCTATAGTTTGAATCATCTTTATATCATTTCTTCTCTCACTGATTTCACAAACTATAGTTTTGTCAGAATCCATATCTTGGAATACCTTACAGAAGAAGTTTGGGAGCACCTCAGAATCTTCTACTACTTTTTTCATTAGTTATTTCTTTCATTAACTACTAGCTCATCTGAAGCTTCATCACCCCATTTAGATACTACTAAATATCCTCCAGCCACAGGTTGTAATACAATAGGATCTGGAATATCTTTTAAACGATAACCATCTAATTGCATTTTAGTTGTATCCATATCTTTAATAGGAGCACAGATTTTTAGACCTTGTTGTACTAAATTATAATGAAATTCTCCTCTTCTGTTATCATCAGGATAACCATAAAATCTGAAAAATCCTCTGTTTTTATACTCACTTACTCCCATTTGAAAAGCTTTCTTTTTTGTTTTCTTATGAAAGAAGTGGTAATAACCTCCTTCTATTTTAATTTCATATTCTTCAGCATCAAATATAAGTTTTTTATCATCACCAATTCCTCCCGTTCCAATCCAAATATTAAATTTATACTTTTCTTTAAATTTAGAAATTTCTTTTAAGTTTTCTTTAGGAACAAATCCTTTGTATAAAGATACATCGCCACACACAAGACTGTATTTCTTACAAATCTCGCCAACCATATCTTCAGTAATGAATTTATTATTGGGATATTTAAAAGAATATTCGTGTATAAGCTTTGCAGTTTGTTCAGCTAAAACTTTTTTGGTTTTGACCTCTTCTACTGCTTTAGCTTGAGGTGTTTGAGTAAAACCAAGACTAGCTAACAATTCTCCTTTTGCTAAATCTTTGGTTTTACAATCTTCTAAAACAGCTAAAGCTTCTTTTAAGAGAGTTTCTCCAGCTATATTAAATTCATTATGGATTTGCTCAATTTCAGGAGCATATTTAGATGCGGAAACTAATTTAATTTCATCATTTTTCTTGAATAGTTTTTCAAACATAATATTAGGGTTTAGGTGTGTTTACTATTTGTTATTCTCCATAACTCTCCCATTTCTGGGTTTTAATTTCATCTGATATTTCACCAGCATTATGATTATTCTCAATCCATGTATAGATAGCTGAGAGATCACGCACAGTAGCTGTAGACTCAATTGGAATATCACCATTGATAGTATTGATCCAAATATCTAATTCTCCATTAACTACAGATAGATCATAATCTACCAAGTATTCATCATCCTCTGTTCCAAGAATGGTATTTACAAAATTAAGCTTGCTCATAGTTTATTGTTTAGATAGATTTTCTAGAACTTCTTTAGCAGTTTTAAATATTGCTTGCCTCTCCTCTTCAGTTAAAGAAAGCCCTTTTAGATAAGTGTGAATATCATGAATCTTATCTACTACTGAGGACTCATAGTATCCAAATAAACCATGTTTCATTTCAGCCTCCTCATCTCTATCAAAATTGATTATTATTCCCATATTAGTAAAAGATTATTTTATGTTGAACTCCTTTTTTATCTACAGCATATCCAGCATTGAAATTCTGTTTATACTTGCAAAGTTGAGCAGGATGTTGTCCTACTGCTACTTTAATTTGATCTTTGGTTCCTTTGAAAGTGCTGTATAGGCTCATATTCCTAGCTGAGACATGAGCTTTTTAAGCTCTGATTTATTTTTGATTCTACCCATGAAGACAGTATTGTTATTAGGAGATACTATTGAGCTAATCTCACCATGATTTAATTCAAAGTAGTCTCTTACTATAAACTTATCTGATTTCGGAGGATAATAAAGATACCTAGTATCAAATCCTGATATTTCATCTCCTATCCATCCTAAACTTTCAATACACTCTCTGGATAGATATTTAACTCTGAACATTTCAGGATTATCTCTCAGGTTTTCAAATACTCTCTCAATTCTATTATTGTCTAGAACAAAAGGTTTCCATGTAGTGCCTCCAGTTAGGAATTGAAATTCAAAGCCTAGATGGAACTCCTCTGAAGTTGGCGTGTAATACTTTTCTTTAATATTCATAAGTTACATTTTTAAGAACTGTTATTTGAACGCCACAATTTTCCCTACTAACTTCATATCCTAAGAAATGAGGCTTGACATAAGTCATACAATCATCAGGAAGCCAACCATGCTCCTGCATTAGATCTAGTGGTGCTTGGCAAATGTTAACATAGTCGAACTTCCTCTTATCTTTTCTGATAAAATAAAACCCAATGTGATACGGAGGATCTAAACCTTCAAGCATCTTTAGGAATTTCTCTCTGTTAATATTCCAGAGTAGAAAAGTATTTTTCTTATAGTCTAATGTAAGTTTAGATGATATAAGTCTCTTACCAACAATCCGTTTTGAGTTTTTTTGTGATGGAGTTGAAAGAGGGATAAAGATACTATTCTGCATAATAAGGCATGTAATAATAGTGAAGAACCTCAAACCAATGAGATTTATTTCTAGTGAGAAAGTAGATCAGAGAATGTTTCATAATTCTATACCTCATAATCTTCTATGTTCAAAACATTCCTGAGTTTCTAACTGACAATTTCCTGGAATAAAAGAAACAGGTTTATTGAACTTACTGCAATCACCATAGCTTATAAGACAAGATTTGTCAAATTCAAAATGATAATTGTTAGCTATTCTCAACAGAGATATTCTACTCTTCTCTTCAGGATGATTTAAAGCATCATCTATTAGTTTAGCTTTAGTCTCACCAAAAGAAATCATCTGTAACCACCTATTCCATTCTTTCCACACATCAAAGTTAGCTAGATCTCTAACCATGTGCTTACAGTTAGTGCAGTTACAATCTAATAACTCCAACTCTATGCAAGGTTTGAATGTTACATCAATCTTAGGTCTTTCAGTATCACTGATCTCCCAATATCTTTTGTAATATTCTTTTTGAGTTTCTTCTCTCATTTCTTAGTCTTAATATAAACAATGGCATTATTGATTTCCTCTAGCTGAATCCTAAGATCATCTTTAATCTTACAAGCCATCTCAAACCCACTTTCAATCTCTATCTTAACTTTCTCTAGAGGTTCTAATAAATGAGAGCCATCTACTTTTTCTGATATTACAAAGTTGTTAAACTCTTGTTTCCAATTTTTCCGTAGTTCCATATTATTCAATAGTTAATTCTTCTTTAGTCAAAGCATAATATAAATTCTGTAACTCATGGACATATCTATAATTACTAGGAATATAAATAGTGTCATAATCCATAGCCACATTCATCATATACTCATCTCCAGTAAATAATAAAGCAGTACCGTTTTCTAGAGTTATTCTTAAAGCTCCTCCATCAAAGTCTTTTGTGTAGAAGTCATAAGGCTCATTGAAAGTGTAAACTTTTGGTTTATACTTCACAAACCCAAACTTAGTTAACCATTCTTCTGTAATAACAATAGGTATCACAAGTTCCAAATCCATTGTACATTCTCCTAATCCATACCAATCTCTAGCATCCCATTGAAAATCAAAACAATCTTCAATATTCTTATCACTTCTATAAGACCAGCCTATATTATGATGGAACCAGTTACCAATTCTTATTTCTTTTTCATCAATCATAATCCTAATTGTTCTAATATTTTCATTGATTCTTCAGGTCCATACAGGTAAGCAAAATCTGAGAGATCCTTACATTCAGTATTTAAAGGCATACTTACAAATGGTATTTGATATTGATCATAGTACTTATTCATTGTAGCTAATCCTGCAATATCACTATCTAGAAAGCTTACTATTCTTTTGAATCTACCCTTAATATTATCTACTAAAGGTTGTGATAAGTTAGTTGTTTCTGAGCATAAAGCAAAGGCATCATAACCAAATTCTCGTAGTAAACAAACATCTTTGTAAGCTTTAGAGATGATCAACAAATCTCCTGTGAAAGGTAACTGTGTCCAGCCCTGAATATCCGTAATTCTACAATTACTAATCCACTTAGCTTTTGGATTAAGTGGTTGATAGATCTTGTAATTAGAACCTATCAAATACCTTATTACAGGACTCTTATCACTATAGACTGAATAGAGCTTATCATTCAACCAAACCTCCTTAGCGGCTCTTATATTATATAATTCTAGGGTCTTCTTAGATATGCAGAAACTATTCCAATATTCATAGAAACTCTCAGGGTCCTTGTCAAATAACACCACTTCAATTTTAGCAGGTTTTGATGGCTTGTACACAAAAGACTGGATAGGAGTATTAGTTAGAGGAAAGTTATTATAGACTAATGCTACCGCCTCCTTATAATTTATACAATTAAAATCTGATACCATTTGTATAGCATCACCTGATTTTCCAGAACTAAAGCAATGATACCTCAATCTCTCTTTAACTTGGATAAAACAAAAGCTAGGATTACTGTCTTTAGTATAAGGGGATTTGTATTTTTTCCTTAACTCAGGATAATAACCCAGTATTCTAAAGTAAATATCCAAATCTGATATATAATCATATATGGAGCCATTGGGGTACTTACTATTAGGATATTTATTAGTCTGCTCCTTAGCATTCTCAAAGTTTAGCATAGGCAGAAAATAAAGCCCTAGAAGTAATTCTCCTAGGGCTATTGTTATTATAAACTATTGATAATCAACTAGTTATCAGAAAGGCAAATCTGTAGTTTCATCTTCACTACTTGCAGCTTTCTCTACAGGTCCAGAAGGAACATCTAAAGTAGCTTCTGATTTAGCGTTGTACTTAATCTGAGACTTCTCAAAAGGAACATCAGCAGGCTCACAAATTACAGAATTATAGTAACCTGCAAGGTTAACGTGTTTCTTTGTTTTATCAGCAATGAACTTCATTCTAGTAAATCTACCTACTAAGGGCTGTAGCTTAACAGCAAGTTGTTCCATGCTAATATCACCCCAGCTTCTAATACTCTTCTCTGTAGCTTCTAAAGCAGCACTAGAAGAGATGTTTTTAAGGATGGTGAAGAATCTATTAAGTTGATCCTCATTCTGAGGAGTAAGCAAACCAATAACATTCTTAGCTCCTACGCAATCTACTCCAGCAAGCGTTTTAGTAGTCTCTACTTCAATAAGAAGTTGTTCAATAGAATAGTGTCTAGGACCTTCTTTAAGAGTCTCACCAAGTACTGAATCACCTACAGGTTGGTAAGCAATTCTTAGCACTTTTACATTATGGATACCAGTGGTAAACTTAATGAATTTAGTGAAGTTAGAATTTTCATTAACTACGTTCTCTTGTTGTTTGGCATCTTTAAAATTCAGCATATTATATTTGGTTTAGGATTTACTTATTTAGTTGTTGTAGGTTTTACTTCTGTGATTCCATAGTATTGTCTAATTGTACTATCTACCAGAGATAGGCTATTTGGTATTAAAAACTCTTGGAACATTCCTAATGGAGTTTTTGACGAGGATTTATTCTTCTTAGTCTCAAACCTAAATAGGTTATCCCCATTTAAGCCGGATTCTATATTAGTGAATAAAACAATAGGCATCAAGCTTTCAGGGAAGATCTTTTTCAATTTCTTACCTGTTGTAGCTAACACTTTTTCAGTAGTCCCATCCACATTATCTACAAGTTCCACATGACCAAATAGATAGGCAATTTGATCAGGTCTGAGCTTAGTATTACATAAGTCTACTAATTCAATAATATCAAGAGCCATGTCTTTCCATTGATCATGAGTCATTTTCTTTCTATCATTAAACTCTTTGAAAGTCAAATAACTATTTAACGTATCAAAAGCAATAGATTTGAATTTAGGTGTTTTAGCTACATGTTCTAAGCATTTAAGAGCTATATCATAGCTATCAGTAGACACATAATTACCTTTTTCTTTGCTCCATCTTCCACCAGGGAAAGGGAGTGTCTTTTTATCAAAATTAATGATAAAATGTGTTTCAGGGTCCATCCCCTTATAGCCCTCTGGAGTAAAATCAAAACCTCCATCAGGATTCACTATTGTACTTGTTGTTTTTCCATCTCCAGAACTTCCGAAGATTCCGCAAATTACGCCCATTTTTACTTTATTTTAAGTTAGTTATTCTATTATACATATCGTCTGTCATTAAATCAGGTCTAGGAATTTCAAAGAATAGCGAGCTTTCTCCCAAATATCCATAACCTGCAGCTATGTTAGAAGCCCCCCATCTATTCTTCATTATCCCAATAATCCTAACTCTATCCTTCAATCTCTCCACATCATACCCCATGAACTCCTTAATCCCATAGTTATGTGGTGCAAACCCATAAATTACATAATCAGAAGACTCATAGAGATTACCTGTGCCTTTTAGATCAGAGGCTTGGGGAAGTAAGAGATCATAGTTCCTATTCTTTTCTGATTTACCATGCATGTTCCTTTCTGCATTGTCCAAGGACCTATTAAGCTGGGAGAGTACTGTAAAACTGGCTCCAAATCTATTTCTACCATATACAGCTTTCTCACAGAATAGGTCTATTTTAGCTTTACTAGTAGTGGCATCCTTTTCTTGCTTAATACAATCAGAGTGATCTAGCATAAAGTTTCTGACAGCTTTAGGGTTATTAGGGATATACTTTGATCTCTTAGCATTCTCTTTGGAGCATTCTAATCCATTTTCATCAAAATATATCAAATATCCTTCTCCCATCATTACTTCCTGAACTTTCTTTGAAATACCTGTAGGATTAGTAGGCTCTTCTATAAACTCTACCATATCGTCAAGTCTCTCAAAGTAGCCTCTGTATCCTGAGATAAGTTTATAGAGCTCATCATTGAGTCTATTTTTAGCATTTCTGGTAGCAATAATATCAGGAGGAACAACAAGTTTATGATCTTTAAATAACTTCAAAGATATAAGCTTTAACAAAACAGAAACTTTATCAATCTCCATTGTGTAAAATATGCATTTGTAGTCTATATCAGGTTCCTTCAACATGTGCTCATAGGGAGAGTAGATATAGGAGTACAAAGCCATACTCGTCTTCCCCACGCCACTACCCATAGCAAGTGTGGTAAACTTCTTAGGTTGTATATTAGGAATAAAACTTGAGAGTTTAGTAAGACCAAAGTCTACTCCAGTGTTCAACCCTTCTCTACCTCTATCTATCTCTTCTAAAGCATCATCAAATGTACTTCTTCCCATTATATAACAGTTTTTGTTGTTTCAGACTTACTATTGCTGTCACCAATCAAATCATCTAAACTACCCCACATCTCATCAAATATAAATGATCTGAGAGTAAAGTTTAATACTCCTAATTCTTTAGCTTTTCTAACTTTTGATACAATACTTTGATGAAGCTCTTTATTACTACCAATCTTTTTAGAATACATTAGTATTAAAGCATCTTTATCCCAATAGGTATCACCAATTTTCTCACCCTTCTTTAGAATCACTGATCTACCATCAATTATAGTAGTATTAGGATAAGCATCCCAAAGCTCTTCTCCTGCTGTATTAGAATCAACATAGTAAGCTTCTTGAAACTCATCTGTAAGATAGATATTAGCAAAATTAAGATCATCAGGAGTCTTAATAAATCTACCATCAATAATACCTTTATCAATCATCTCCTGTACACCATCCTTACTAAACTTACCTTTTCCTAATTGATCTAGTATAATCTTAATAAATTCTAAGTATTCTGGATGCTGCTCATTAGCCATAAAAGCACAGTGAGCAAGAAGAAGACCCTCAATACTATGAAGGTCATACTTCTTCATTATTTTTGTCAATTGTTTTACGTCTATCATTATTTCTTTTCCCTATCTTTTAAAACCTTTCTAGCCATTTCCTCTAATGGAGGATAATTATCAAAAGCTTCTATCAACAGAGACATCATACCCATAGAATAACATTTTAAATACATTTGAGTATCTTTAAACTCTTTGGGTTGTGCTATTAAAATATAGGACTCATAAGTACTATCTAATAGCTTTTTCATCACATCATCTTCCATCCAATCTTTTCTTAAAATTCTCAACTAATTCACTAATACTATTCACTTTAATAATTCCTTTTTTACCTTTCTGACATGACTTGAGCCAATGTTCGTCCTTACTATCCTTCAAGTAAACATTCACAATCAAAGCCAACTTATCCTCTCCTTCATGTCTAGTAGATCTCCATTCCCTTTGAGAGTTCTTCTCTGGTTTAGAATTTCTACCATATACTATAGAAGCGTTACATCCTGAGATGTCCAAACCTAAGTCAGCAGCTCTCACAGTATTAAGTCTAGTAAAATCTCCAGCATTAAACATCTTGATGTAAAGCTCTCTAACTTTCTTAGCTCCTAGTTTAGTAGCAGAACCTTTCTTACCAACTTTAAACCCATATTTCTCCAATAACTCATTAGGAAGTTCCTGACCTTTTATCTGACTGTGGTAAGTCTTACTATTAGGAAGAAGTTCTGTAAGCTTCTCAGCAGCATCTATTGAAGCTCCAAAGGTAATAGCTTTCCTATCTGGTAGAGCCTTTAGAATCTCTGCTACAGTCTTGATCTTACCTAGATGATTCTGGATAAACTTAACTCTCTTTTGAGTAGCATCTTGCCAGATATTAGCTTTCCTTGAATATTCCTTAGCTAGAATCTCATAAGAAGGTCCTTGAATCCCGTTAGCTTTGACATAGTTTAAAGCTCCTCCATAGGTTAGGCATTCCATAGCAGTATGAAAGTCTTGTCCAAATGTGGCAAATGTCTCATCTACTACTATGTTATTCTTATCATAGTATTCTCTCTCTGGGAGGGTTAGTTCTAATCCTAGATTGTATTCTATACTATCAGATACCCACCCCTTCTCTAAAGCTTCCTGCTTAGTTAAAGTATAAGCACAAGGTAGGAATGATCCTATGATTCTTTTATTATCGCTAGACCATGTACCACTGAGTGCAACTAAATAGGCTCCATTAGCTAATTCAAATATCCTTGAGAATACACGTCCTATGCAGAACAATGCTGCCTCATCAATGATAGTTATCTCAGTATTGAGAGGTTCATTCTTTATAGTAACACCATTAATAACTAGAACTTGGTAGTTAGTCACATTCCATTTAGGAAGTTCTAGCTCCCATTGTTCTTTCAAATTATCTGTAGGAACTATTACAGACACTCTATAAGCAGGTCTAAGGGCTTGAACTCTTAGAATGAATAGTATAGCCATTCTGGTCTTGCCAGCCGCACCTACGACATCTAAATAGCATCTACCCTTATGTTTAATAATGGATTCAACCACCTCCTCCTGCATTATGTCTTTTGAAGATTTAATCATAATTATTCCTTAATACTAACATTAATTTGATGTGGAGCAGTTCTATTCCCTCCAAAATAAGGATAAAGCATGTAATGAACAGCCCTCTGTTCCGAACAACCCCTATATTTTAATACTTTTAGATTGCCGTTGTAATTAAAATTATATGAATCACCTACAATGTAAATGCTGTAACTCCCTTCCTGTCCTAGTTCAGCGTAACCCATTGAAATTACTTTATCGTTAGGACTGACGATCTGTCCAGCCTTATGAATGTAAGCCAATATTTCTATTTTGTTCATTGAAGCTACCCAACGCCAACCGAATCTTGCAGAGTTGGTTTCATGGTCACAGTTACAGTCTGAGAAGCCGTATAGCTTATTAATGTCGTTCTGGTCTTTAGATTGTAAGTCATAAATACAAGTCTCGTCAAAACGGGCTTTAAAGTCCAAATGATCAGTGGTAAGAGTTGCTATGTGTAAACCTTCTGATTCGTGATTACCTTCTTTAATATGGTAGATTTTCCACTCGTGAATGCCTAACAGTCTTTGAAGATCGGATTTGCAGGATGAAAGCACTAACAATAATAACACATATCTCATAATGCAAGTGATAACCAAATTAGACCAGTAAATATAACTCCAATACCAAAAGGCATACCAAGTAATTGTCTATTCTCACGTTCTAAAATCCCTGTAGCAGAGTAAACGCTTTTGAAATGTTTCTTGCCTATTTTGTGTGTTACAACGTAGTAAGACTCATTGCCTGTTTGATCTATGTGCTTGGTCACTGATTTTATTTCATGCCCGTATAAGCTCTCTGAAATGCATACAGGGGCATCGTCTATCTCAATGGTTTGCTTTTTGAAGTCAGAAGCGTTTGCTAATGAGTAAGTGAATATTAATGCGAGGGTGAATATTATTTTTTTCATGTTAGTTTTGTTTACTCTGTGTCTTTAACTTCTTCTAAGAGGTCGTGTTTGGTTGTTTCATTAGATAACCGATACCTGTATTTACCATCTGAATTATAACCTAATCTTTCACCAATAGGATTGATTCCTGAATATAAATCGCCAACACGGCTTTCTATAGTGACTCGCTTAAGCCATCCATTGAAATAAACTTTTCCGACTTCTATTTTGAGTTGTGCCATAAGCTATTTAGTGGTTAATGATGGTTGAGGTAAGGGCATCCAGTGGGTATGAGATAGCTTAAAATTACCTTCTGATTGAAATAATCCCATAGCCCATGATTCATTAGACCAGTAGTCAATACAATACGTCCCGCTTTGACCGATGCATAATACTCGTTCGTGTACTTTTGGCATGCCATCTTCCACGCTTATCCACTTCGGAATCTCCTCTTGCATAAACTTCATTTCTTGCTCGTGAAATAGTTGTAGGGCTTTAAATTCCAATTGAAGTAATTCATAACCAAAGTCTCTATCACCTGTCCAAGCCTGTACAACCTGTTCATAAAATTCATAATCAGTTTCAGTGTTGGTTATATGATCCTGCCACTGCTCACGCGTCAATCGCTCACTGGGGTTTTGTGGTTCTTTTTTCATGGTTATACGTTTTTCAAATTAAAATAATTGCCTTTGTGAGACTGCTTACTTTCTATTTCTTCCACTGTTGCTAATCTCCATTTCTGGCTAACTATAGGCCTTTCCGATGAATAAGACATCATCCTGCCTTTAGGAATATCAATCCCCTCATAAGAATAGGATTGAACACAAATAACCCAATAACTTTTCATCTTACTTCTTATTTAGTTCCTGTGATTACTTTTTAACTCGTTTATAAGTACCATTGCCTTGATCTATCCACTCACTTAACATATTGATCTCAAGTTTTGCTTTGAATGCCTTAGCGATGTCATGAGGTGTTAAGCCGTTCCAAGGGACAAGTACACCGATAGAGCGGAGGTAGTCGATCATTTCATAAGTCATACTTATAAAATCTTGACTTATTCCATCGTGACAATGAAATACCTCGTCTAACATAGCATTGAAATGGCTTTCTTCTTCATCCGTGAGGCTTTCGATTGACCGGAGAGATAGGTGATCAGTTCTCCAAATTGTTTCTTGTCCGATCTCCAATAAACCGCATGGGTAATTCATACAAGCTATCGATTGCCCCCAATAATTGGCGAAAAACTTCGCTTTATTCTCTGGTGTGTTTTCTGGTTTCATAGTTTATTTTTTAAATAAGTATACATTTCAGAAGCTATCGTTCCTATCTCTTTAAGATCTTCACGAGTTTTCAAATTAGGATTATGAATCATCGATATAATTCCTACCACATTTTGAACCAACTCTTCATCATCATGAATAGGAAACACACACTTATCTATCATCTTCTGATTACGGGCAGCGTGATAAGCTTCTGCTGTCTCAAAAGGGAAATTAAAGTAGTCCTCTTTTTCGCAAATACGATTCCATGTCTCTTCGGGTGTCTCTTCTCTGTTTGTATCTGGCATAATGGTTAATTAATATGATTTATGTGCATCCCAACTTTGATCATCATCGAAGTCGCCGCTTTCTTCACGATATTGTTGCCATCTTTCAGTGAAAGCTTTACTTGCAGGTGAAATCCTGGTTGTATTATTTTTCTTCTTTGGATCTACAGTATTCCAATAGGCATCTTTACAAATAGTTCCTGATTTTGTCTTGCAAAAAGCTTGCTGATAACTACTTTTTATAAAATGACTATTACATGAGGGGCAGATAAGAGTAGCACCAACTTTAGAAATTTTATTTAAAGTATACCTATTTTTGATCTTCATACTTCTCTTGTTTATTCCCTATGGGAGGTTAATCTTTATAAACTTCTTTAAAATCACTACTCTTCAATCTTCTAATCTTATCCTTAGCATACTCCAGAGAAGCTACTGAATACAAATCAACATCTTTATAATCAAACATCCACCAAAGCCTATATTGAACCTTATATGCTTCTTCATTATTCTGCTTTAGAACTCTATATCTAACTCTAAATAGATTTCTCATATCACTTCACAATAGTACAAATATCCACTACCTGAGCCATCAGTGATAATTATAATCACTTCACTATTCTTATCAAATAGAACAGTAGCATAGTACTTCCTTCTATGATCATAGTAAACAAATGTTAAATAACTATCCCCTTTTACTTCTTCATAAGCTTTCTCTTTTATATCAAAAGCTTTATCATGATTAGAGAACTTCAAGAAAGCTCCATCTATAGAAATCTGTTGACCATTCCCCTCAATCTTACCTCCTACATCTTTAAGGTCTACCTGCTTAATCTTAGATATAACCCTAAAATGTATTGATTCTGCCTGTCCTACTACTGATAGCAAGACCAAACAAAGTGTTATAATGTGTTTCATTATTATTCTAGTATGTTTTTAGGAACTAAGTTCTGTTCTTCTTCATCAAATTCTTTCAAATATACTTCTTTTAGAGAGCTATAATGATTCATTAAAGCTTCTGTAACATCCCAAGACTCATAAGACTTCTCCAGTAATGCTATAAAATATGCAACATCATCATGGTCTATAATATCCTGTATTCTAAATACCAATTCTTCAATTGTTAACTCCTCTCTTGTAGCAAGAGATACAGTTTTCATGTATTTTTTATTTGTTTTTTTCATAACCTACCCAATAAAACCTTCCATATCTTTAGCAATCATTTGTTCATGCCTTTTATTCATGTAGCTAACCATAGCTTTTTGTTGAATCTCAATCAATGTAGACTGGTACAAGAACCTAATCTCTGAGAGATTCTTATAATGTTCTCCATTAAACTCTTTTAGCAAATACAAATAAGCTGAATCATTCTCTTCCTCTGGATAATCTTGATCCAGTACTCTCTTAATCATGTTGCTGAAAGCTACCCTAGGGCAACTACTGTACCCAGGGTAGAACTCTTCTATAAACTCTTGTGATAATGCTTCTTCATTTGATTCCATCTTGTCCTTGTTTATAGCTCCAATACCCACTGTAAGCAGTATAGAGAGCTGATAAGAACGCCACTAAGAAACCACTAAAAGGATCTTTACCTGTATGCAATGCTGTAGTAAGCCATCCTAATCCAGCAGCAATACCAATTAATCCTATTAACCAACTTGTGTTGATAATCTTTACAATTTTCTCTTTCATATTTCTATACTTTTATTCTCCGTGCAATAAACAATCTGTGTTTCTAATACTATAACCAGTCCCATAAGAATCTTCATTATCCATTTTAGGACAACTACATTTTGGTAATAGCCAGAATTTATGAAAACTAGAATCTTTTTCAAACTTCCAAAGTTCTTGTAAACAATATTCTACGTTAGTTATATTGAGAGCTATCTTTTTAAGTTTAACTGGATCATTAGTTTTTCTTATCATATCTATATGAGCTTCCTTCAATATATGATAAGCTTTAATAGCTTCTACATTTGGGGTGTCAAGTCTCTTTAGTTTTATAAGATTGGAGTTTAGGACACTTATCACATCTCCATTATATATAACATTTAAATCCATAATCACACTAACCATATTAAAATTCCTATACTTATTAAAAACATTGTAGCTCTTAGCCAGAATGATAGCTCTAGCTTTGATGTACTCTCAGTACTCTGACTAAAGAAGTTATACGAAGGAACGTCTATATAATACCTACCTTCATAATAAGCACCATTATGCCAGAACGAATAAGACATACTACAGGCTATTAGGAGCCAGCACATTTGTTCTAAACTATAATCCATGTATCTAGCTTCAGCTACCATAGAGGCTGTTAGAACTATGAATAAATCAAACAGGGTGTGTATATCCCATGAGAAAGCTTTAGAAGCCTTACCAGAAAATAATACTGCATGGATTACACCAAAGGTCATAGACCATAATGCAAAGTTTGTGAATAGTAAGTATTTCATATCAACAACATTTTAATTTCACTCTCTGAAAACCCTTCCATCTTCAGATAATACACTAGTTTGGGTTTATTAGAAGTATATCTCATACTCCAGTAAACCCTCTCTAATAGCTCATAGAATCTTTCTTCCATCATTTAAACCATTTATAATTGTGACACTTGGTACATAAAGCTTTGTACTTAACTTTAAAAGGAATCCATCTTATATGGATGTGAGAATCTATACATTGTTTCTTACACTCAGGACATTTGAGATTATCCATTTTCTGTAGAAGCGTGTAGATAATTATAAAGATAATACCTAGAGAAATCAAAACAAAGACAATTATTGTTAATCCAAAATTTGGTACTGTATTCATAACTTTTTATTAAGGAGGGCTATTCACCCTCCATATTTTGTTAAAATGTTTCTACGTCTGCTTTTATTACTAAGAGCCTTTCTTGTTTTGTCATATCTTTCCAACAATCCCAGCATGTAACTGGTACATCATGAACATATATTCCATCTTCAGGATGTTTGAAGTAGCAACCACAATTTTGGCAGCAACTTCCGTCTAGCATGTCTTCTGCAATTTGTCCCATTTAGTCTTCAATCTCTTTAATTTCAAATAAATGGTCTGCCAGCACAGGTGATAAGAAATCTACCAGTATATTAGTTCTTTGGTGCTTCAAATATTCACCCATAAATTCATGAAGAAACTCTCTATCTGTAGCATTAAGCTGTTCCCATGTTTTAACTCTTTCAAGCTCTCTAGGGCTAGTCACTTTAATCTGAGACTTTAGATATTGATGATAGGGCTTACTGTCCCACAGCACTCCCTGACCATCTACAATAGCACTTTGCTTAATGATGGACATGTAAGACTTCAGTTTCTCCTGAGTCTCTGTATGTCTCTCTATTACACTGGGAAGATGTTCTTGTAACTTAATTGCATCTTCATTCTTTACAAACCATTTTTGAATTTGCTCTAGTTTAGCAATTTTGAATGATTTACTGGTTCCAATAAGGGAGATAACTTGATCTCCTAATTTGATTGTTAGGTTCATAGTTTTAGGGTTTAAGTTTCTTAGCAATAAAACATGTGTGAGTATCTTTAGACTTATATCCGTAATACTTCACTTCATGTACTATATACTTGTTACCATTCTTGTATAGGATTGATCCTATATCATGGTTGTTAGGTATTTTTATGTAGAACTTAGGCATTTTTCTAAATCTTTAATAGTGCCTACCCATGATTTACTACTGTTAAAACTGATGGTGATGAGAGCTTCTTCTCTTTGTTCATAAGTTGCTCCTGCTCCTTTATATCCATCAACAACAATACTTTTCCCTTCTGATTTTAAATCACTAATAAGTATCTTAACCTGACCTTTTCTTAAAAGCTCGCTGGGTCTAGTACCGAGTATAGAGATTGTAGAATATAATACTCTTTCCATAATATTAGGGGTTAGGTTGTCTACCTTCTGTTTTAATAAACATTGGTTTTTCACTCCAATACTCTTCTTCTATAAGCCTTACACATAAATAAACTCGTGTTAATGTATCTATAGCATTATAATCAGTGTATCTAGAATCACGCATGTATGTGTTAGTTTTCCAAAATCCTACTAATTTGTCAAAGTCTTCCAATTTAGGAAAGAAGCTTTTATATTCAGATTTTATTTCTATAATACTCTCACAATAGCAAACGGCATCACCACTGTCTTCATCAGAAGTATGGTCTATTATAAGGTCTTTAATACCACTGAATATCTCAGGGTAAAACGATTTAGTTATCTTGTTCATTTAGTTTAAGTTTTAGGTTATTAACAGAAGGCACATGCCCATGAATCACTTGAAGCATTATAGTGATAGTTTATTGTTTTACATTGGGGACATCTTTGAGTGCTAGGTTGAGTTCTATCAGTTCTTATAGACTGTAGAAACTCCAAAGCTTTTATGTGTTTCAGTTTTTCTTTAGTTATTTCGTCTTCTACTGTTCTCATAGATTTTAGAATTTTACATAAATCTCTAGCAATTTCTCAATATTTAAGAGATGAATAGCAGCAGCTACAACATCTCCTTTAGCATAAGCACTTTCCATGTTTAGAATCTCACTACATGTAGATTCATAAATTAATGTTGGTGTGTAATAGAACATAATAGTGTGTTTAAGGTGAATTACTTCTTTTTCTTACGTTTCTTTTTTGCTGGTGTAAATCTAGGCCCTCTTTTACTAGAGGGATAGTTAAACAATTCTGGTTGAAAGGTATTGTTTATCATATAAGGTTCTTGCATAAATAAATTATGAGAAGACTTGATCTCTTTAATCTCATTACTATCTATCATAATAATATCTACAGTACCTTGAGCATGCATTTCAGCAATATGTGAAGCTACACCCATATCCGGGTGCGCAATTACTACAGGTTTTGGATTATAATGTTCCATAAGATTTAAATTTAGTTCTTCTGACTCTACTTGAAAGAGCATAATCTCAGGCGGCAGATTGTTTTACTTAAACTACAGAAGATCCCTTGACTAAGGGGATTATTAGAATCTTTCTTTCAAAAGATTATTGTAGAACTCTAATGAGTCTTCTACTTGTTTTAAAGCCTCTTCTTTTGCTTCTACAGCTTCTTTAGCTCTGATAATACCAGAAGCATAAGCTTTACCATCTCCAATCAGTACTGTAGGATAGATAGCATTCTCATAAGCTTCTTTAGCATCTTCTAAAGCTGATTTAGCATCTACCTCAGAAGAACTCAATAAGGCAATCTGTAGGTGAATAGCTGATCTAGCTTTGATCTCATTCTTAGCTGCCAACTCTTCTACTTTGTCACCTTCAATTCTAGCTTTTACTGCTTTAACAAATGATGTTAGGTCTTTCACTGCATTTTCTACTTTTGTCATTTTGTATTTGGTTTAGGGGTTATAAAACTATTATTTTGTTACTTGTTTTTACTTTACTAATTAGAATTGGTTGTTCATCTTGTTGGCTATGTAAATCTACTAAATCATCCCATACAGCAATTTTTGCTTTATCTGATTCATCTAAAGGTATGCCTATACGCATTTTCATATCTATTTTAAAATCTGGTATAAACCATTCCTCTATTTTAGGAGCTGGTGTTACAATAGTAGCCCACCCATATCTATCTGACCAGATTAAACCATCTCCAAATTCAGAAACGATTCTTTTGCTACCATTGTATATATCCTGATATATAGGACCTTTTACTACCCCCTTTAATTTTCTATTTATATTATCCCACTCTGAGAATTGAAATTCACTACCTTCAACAAACCCTCTTCTAATAGCTTCTTGAATTAGTTCTTGTTCTGTAGGTTCTTTTGAGTCTTCTATAACAATACCTTGATTTAGCACAGATTCAAAAGCAGTCTCATCTTTAGGTTTAGTAACAGAAGCTATTTCTTCTGGAGTTGCTTTTCTATAAGTTTCTTTAGGAAAACAGTATCCTGTTACAAAGGCATTATTATTTTTAATAATTTCTGCTTTTTGTAAACTACCTACAGTAAACGGTGAACCAAATGAACTTAACAACACTATATAATTCTCAGGTATTTTTCCATCTTTAACTATCAAATCAGGATGCCCTTCTGGTAAGTACTGCTGGATTTCAAACTCAGGCTCTTTACTCTTACCTTTCTGAGCTAAATATTCAGCTTCTGTTATAAACCATTCTTTAGGTTTAAAGCAGGTAGTTAGACTAGTACCTAATACTTCTGTTTTTGTATTGTGTCCATTCACACTATAAGTGTAAGAATCTATACATGTTATTGGATAGGCTGTGTCTTTTGTTAAATCTCTTCTAAAAGATTCTAACTGGCTCCAAGATTCTAGTGTCTCTATATCTGATCTTAAATATACTATATCTCCATTTTTCATATTCTTTAGTTTAAAGTAAATAAGAGGTTGATACATAATACCAACCTCTCTAACCTCTATTACAAATGAAAAACAGGGTGAATACCCACCCTGTAAATCTAACTATTGCACTGTATAGTAACTAGTATCATTAGGAGGGCAATATAAATCAAAGTCCCTCACTACTGTACTATCACTATTCCATAGATGATAGGATATTGTTCTACCATTAGGATAGCATTGGTTGCCGGCATTCACACTATATGAAGCAGGATTACCATAACTAATTAGAGTATCTCTATAGACCATTGGATATGGTCTAATGATATACTCCATATTCCAATCCTGAGAATAGTTAACGGTGTTGTATGCAATAGCACATCCACTAACATTATTACTAGGCTTTGGATCATTTTTCTTCTTACATGAAGAGAGGTTTAATATAGTAGATAGTACTACTATAAACATTACGAGCATTAACAATTGTTTTTTCATTTTTACTTAATTTAGAGGTTAACTTATTTATAATCACAGGGTATTCTGTGATAGTCATCTATCAAGGTTTCGATCCTTGTAATAATAGAATTAACCCTGAAACTTCACTCATTGAGCTACTCAAGAACTATTAAAGCCACCCTACTTAAAAGGCACTAGATGATATCTTCAATTCAATTTAATCTGTTTTACTAACCAATCCATAAGGATTACAAAAGCTAAGAAACATGTTAAGAATAGTATCATATTTACACATAGTTAGGTACGTCATTCACTGATTCATACTTATCCATTATCTGGTCAAAATCTTCATCTAAAGGATAACCTTTTTCTAATAGAGTGACAGCATTGTTTAATTGTTCTTTTCCTAGCATTTTACCTATCATTGTGTCTCCATTCTCAATGAGGTTTATTCTAGCATTTTGCAGGATTTCTAAGATTGAAATTGACATAGTTTTACAAGTTAAAGATTATTGAATTACTAAACAACTACCCACATACATAGACCTATAATTGATCTTATCATGGATATTAAAGCTTTTAGAGCCACTTTTGAAGTACTTATCCATAACCTCTGAGGTTTGGTAGTACTTATACTGTTGAGAGTTTCCGTAGATGAACATGGTTATTTACTATTTAGAGGCTATACATGCTTTAACATCACAAACATTAACATATCTGCCCCATAATGTAGGAACAGCTTGTTTATAGGTATCAATAGAGCCAGAGTTAGGCTGGTATCTACACCACTCCTTAATAGCAATAGGCTCTCTATTATCACAAAAGTATATTGTTACTAAGTATAGCTTCTTTTCAGGTAGGCTAGAGTGTATCCAGAATATTAATCCTGCTATCCCAATAACTATTCCTAGAATCCATTTTGATACTTCATTCATAACTATTCATTTAAAATGTGATTTTCAACAAAGTCAACCAACTGGTCAACTGTAATACTATTGGTATCATCCTGTAGATCATGGTCTAATAGGTATGTTTGATAGATTTTGTAGTATTCTACTATTGTAGATACTTTTAATGGTTCTTTTACTTTAGTAAATAAAGGTTTTCTTTCTTCTGGATCTTCTTGTTCAAATCCTACAATCTGTATAGTCATAACAATAAGGGTTTAAAAGCCCTCAATTAAGAGGGCTTAGGTTTAACACAAATACAATTTAACAATACCCATCATAAGAGTGTGCCTGTTAATACAAATGTGCTGTCTAGTTTTTAGTTTGATTCTTTTCATAACATCGAAGGATAATCCATAATAATAAGTGATTGTGGTTTTGGGTTTTCGGTCCAGACATTTAGTATTCTCCATTTGTAGCCATTATTTAAGGTTTCAACATTAATAAATGACAATGGTTTTCTACCATTAAAAGAATCAATTTCTTCTTCATAAGGCTCTGTTAGAATCTTTACAGCCATTTGTTCTCTGTATGGTACAGTTGTTCCTGCTGGATAATCTTTGCAGTCTGGATTAGTGAAGCATATTCTATAAGAGTTATCACAGGGATATACTATTTTTCCAATATTTGACATAATTTTATAGTTTAAGGTGAAACAAGTAATCCTGTAAGGTTATAAACCTTAGTCTGCTATGCACAGGATTATTAATAGTTAAACAGCAGAAGGGTTCTCTTTAACCCATGTCTTTAAAGAATCAATGTTCTTAGCAGGTAGATATTGACCATTATGCGCTAGAGTTTCTTTAGGTACAAGTTTAAAAGCTTCCTTAAAGTCTGTTTCAAGTCTTTTGAGTGTTTTGAAAGCTAAAATAGCTTCTGCAAGCTCACTCTTTTTCTTTTTAATGTCAGCTTTATCTGCTAGGTATTGCTTAATAAGCTCTAATACAGGTGCTTGATCTTCTTTTAACAAGTCTTTAACTTCCATATTATAATGAGAGTTTGACGGCATGTTTAAAGCAATGTAATCCAACTCATAAGAGTGGTTAAATCTTCTTTTGTGACCAAAGTATTCAGGATGTTCTTTGTAAGCTTTCATTAAGCTTGCAGGAACTAATTTCTTAGCTTTATCTTGTATTTCTTTTTCTAGTGCTGTGAATTGCTTTTTTAAAGCATCTTCTTTAGGTTTAGATAATTGATTTGCTAGGCTTTCAGCTAGTTGTTTAGTGATTTTCATACGATAGTGATTAAATGGTTAAACAGGATTACAAAAACATTGGTAGATCCTGTATCTTTTACCTAGTAGCCTGTTAATTCAGGCCAGTCTACCAATGTTATCAAATCTATTAGCAGTAGGTCTTCATCCTATTAAGGATATATGCTATACACAGAATTGATTGAGTTTTAAGAACCAAAGTTCTCAATAAGATATTTAAGTTCAGCTTGTGAACTATAGGTAAATACTACATTGTTTATACTCATTAGAGTGTCGGAAATGATTTTAATACTCATAGTTTTAGGTGTTTAGAGGTTAGTTTTACATTAATTCAGCTAGCAATTCCAAATTACTATCAGTTATTAGGATTGTTTGAGGCATTTTATTTACAAGCATCTAATACTCTGTTTAAAGCCCAATATTCAGGATTGAAATAACCATTTACTACAAATGATATGCAAGCAATAGCTATACATAAGAATATTAAATATATAATTACTAGACAGCCCATAATAATCCAAGTTGCATCATTGTCATAAGCTTCTGATTCATTAAATTTTACATGTAATTTGAATAGTGCATATCCTAACAATAGTGTGAATATGATCTGAATTAGAGAGATTGTTGCATCTATAGGTGCTTGTTTAAGTAAGATAGACCACAAATATTGTGAGGTGGTACCCATTTTAGCTGCAAGTTGTTCCAGAAGTTCTTTAGTGTTTGAATCCATATTTGTAAGGTTTAAATAATCTCAATTATATTGTATTTATAAGTATCAGATACTTTCCCAGTTATCTCACTCGTATAGCCCCCAATCTTATCTAATTTTTTGTTAATAATTACATTCATTCCTACTAATTCTAGTAGTATTTTAGCTAAAGAGCTATTAATCACCACATAAAACTGTTTAGATTTACTCTCTGCTAACTTAGCCCTACAGTATTTACCAGTCATGGATTTATTATCACAGACTTCAATACTTAATAGCTGTACAATACTATCACCCTCAGGTAAAGAGTTGGACCAACTAGCTTTCCCCACACTATACAATAGGTGTTGATTTAGCTTGGTTAACTGTATTACCTGAGGATTAGCAGTATTAGTAGATACCATAAGCAGGATTTGAACCCTCTAAATAGTCTGTAAATTCAGTAAAGGCATCATTCCAATGCATTACTATTTCTTCATCTGTAGTATTAGAAGGAGCTGAGGCGAATATGATTTCTAATTGATTCATGGTTTTAGTGGTTAGAGGTTTAATTACGCTTCTGATATTTCTATAAGTTCTTTAACATCAGCTATTTCTTCTAGCTGACCAATGGCACCTGAGTATTGAGACTGTAAATACATTAGTTTGTATTTCAAAAGAGCTATATATTCAGAGTTTAGGATTTGTATTGTATAGTCACTTGGTTCCATAGTGTTTTAGTTTAAATGTGAGTAATCCATAATATGTACCTGGATTTAGGTGTTATTTATGGTTTTTATTAAGTTAGGATTAGTTATGTAGTCATTATTATCTCTAACTAATCTCTTTCTTTTAGTTTTAGGTTCATGTATCTTACAGTCTACCTTCTCTAGTGAAATTGTATTAGTTTTATGACTTCCACGCTTTTCTACAAGATTATAGATGTTAGTTTTCATATTGAGTCTAGTTAACAAAATGCACAACACCAGCAATCAGTATCAGCATAGTAATGATAGTTTTTAGTGTTACACTCAGGACACACTTTAAATGCTGGTTCATCTAAGTCTTTTGTTATAGCCTGTAGTTTGGCTATTTCTTCAAAGTGTTTATCTATTGCTTGTTGTATTTTATCTTTTACAGTTTTCATAACTATTTATTTCTTAGATGTTTAAGTATTTCTCTTATATTATAGCTTATGATTAGTAAGACAATTGTGTTCACTGTAGCTATATATGCTATTAGGTTTAGTTCAGGTGTCATAGATTTGTTATTTACAATAGTGTGAATAGATGTTTACAGATTGATAGTTTATGCAACAGAGTTGCAATAAGATGATGATAGTAGAATGTTTTGGTGGTAATTCTCAGGATAATGTATCAGTTGTGTGGTAATTGCACCATTTAATTTTGCCAACCCACTAGTATAGCCAAATTATATTCTGTAGAAATATTTAAAAACCATAGAATATTCTGTTCACCAAATATTATTCTGTCAAAACTATTAATTACAATAGATTATTTGGTTTATAAATTAACTCTCACAAAGTTGCACCTTGCTATGTCTTCAGACTTATCCCGTTACTCAATAGAGGCAAATTGGATGAGAGTTAATACATAATTGCATAACCGCATAAGCAGTTTTGCACTTGACATTCATTAAAACATAGAGTACTATAGATCAATCACATATAAGATGCAATCAAACTATAGTACTATTTAATCTAAAGATTACTCAATAGATTGTAATTCATCCATACAGTCAGAGAATAATTTCTCAACAGCAGTAAACTCTTTTAATACAGCCTTATAAGTCTTTCTAGCTTTAATACTGTCATCACTGTAGCCAAACTCATAGCAGAAGTTCTTAAAATCCCCTGGATGATATTTAGTTAAGCACTCAATAATATCACAGATATTTGGAGCCTTACCTCTGAGTACAATAGCTTGACCATATTTAAAGGTGTAAGACTTTCCATTCCTACTAATTTTAACTTTGAATATAGATCTCTCATGAGAATCATCATCAAAGTATTTACCATAAGACTCATCCAATATAGAGAGCTTTACATTGTGCTTCTTAGCAAAGTCATAATGACTGATAGTTTCCATAATGTTTTATATTAAAATGAATAATGATTTACAGTTTGTTCAATACTTTATATATACCTATTAAACAAAGAATTGTATATGCTATAAATGGTATTAGCATTTTATCAGTATTTGGTATAAAGAATAACGCTATTATTCCGATTAATACCATAATAGATAGTATTGTTGTGAATAGTACTTGCAACAGCCTAATTACTATTGTTAATACATTTGTTTTTATGTCTTTCATATTTTTCATTGGTTGTCTTAAAGGATGAAAATTTAATATAAGTGAGCTATGCAAAGAATATCACAAGTCTCTAAGACTGTTGGATAATACTCAAATACATAGCTCTCAAAGCTTCTCACAAGCTTTTATCAATTTCTGCACTAATACTAACTAATATTAGCTGTATAAAATTTCCAGTTTTACAACTGAGTTAGAAATAATAATTTAGAAAACACCCGGGGGTACTTCTTCCTTACCATACTTGTATGGGGTGGGGGTTAGGTGGTCCAACCATGTGCCTATCTGGAGGATATTTATAGAACTAGTAGGGGATATAATAAAGAACCCCTAATCAATAAACTCTAAGGTCTATACAACTAGGGGTAACTTCATCAGGCCATAAAGGACTGGTACTTTGTTCAATACTAGAGTTTTTTTCGAGATCTCTATGTAAATATAATAATTATTTCTTATAAATATACTTCTTTTTAAAATCTTCAGTAGTGATAATAGTAACTGGTTCTCCTGCATTAAGAGCTTCCCAAGCCTCCTTACTCATTATAAGATCAGCTATATGGTCCTTACCAATACCAATAACTACATTTACAGATTCTACAAAGAACTCTGTTTTAAACCCTGGATTATTAATAGTAATGTTAGCTTTAGGGGAGATCTTAATCTCTCTACCTAGTCTACCATAGTGATTAATTGAGTAGTCATAGGTCCTTGTGGGATCTGTGGATTCTAAAGTAAAGTTCTCTACTTGTATAGATTCTCTGGTTAATTTATTCATTTCTGTATGGGTTTTAGTAATTCTAGACCTAAATATAGAAAAATATTCCCATAATTACAAAAATAAAAACACTCTACTTTGAGTATATCCAGGGAGCAGAGTGAAAGTCTATAGGTGTATTCAGAGAAGTTTAGCTGAAACCAATCTGAATAGCCTAATACTATCCAAACTTTATGCCACAACACTTGACTTTAGTAAGACATTGTCTTACATTTATACTATAACTATTAACCTATATGAAGAAAAAGGAAGAATCAATTACAGTAAGGGTAGAAGAAGGAACTAAAGAACTTCTACAGAAGATTGCTGATAGTCTAGATAGGGATCTATCAGACTATCTAAGAGTGGTATTTAAAGAGGAAATCAGACACTATAAAGAGGAAGGAGTATTAGATGGAACAGTATAGTAACCCTAACTCTGAGATATTCAAAAAGTATGCTAAAGAAGCATTTGAATTAATGAAGACAGATAAGTTATGGCCCTCTTATGTGGTAAATAAATGTACAGACTACGCCTTAGCTAGTAAGATCTTCCCAGACTATGAAGATTGGGAGTATGTAGCTTATCTAATTAACTACAAGAAAGCCTGGGCTTATCTGCAGGTAGGAAGATACATTGGATTAGCTAAGTCCAAGGGGTTAATCTTTGAAAAACCTACTAAGCCAATACCTAAACCTAAAGAACCTAAGCAGCCTAAAATTGAATGGTTCTAATAATCAAGTGCTTATAAATACTTTGAAAATAAATATGAAATATAGCTTGACAGATTTGGATACCACCTTTCCAGCAATTATATTTGCACGGAGTATTTATGAGTACAAATATCCTACACTGCGATTTAAGGGAAGATAAGCTAAAGATTAGAAGAGTAGCAATAAGAGATGTATTATACTCCTGAGTTTGACCACGAGATCCGTCCAATCCATACTCATATAAATAAACTAAGATAGAATATAACTATATGGGTTTTATAAAAACTAAAATTACAAGTAGAGCGAGAGCTATAGGATCATCAACATTAAAGTACAAGTTTTTAAAATCAAATTCATCAACCACAACTATAAATACACCGCTACATAAATTAAAATACAAGTATGATTAAAGCAATAGTAGATTCAGTAAGTGTTAGTAATGGAGAAGTAACCAAGTTCTCAGTAATAGATGATGCTAGAGGTACTGTAGGAAGCTTTCAGTTGTTTGAGAGTGATGAGAGTAAATATGGACAGTATAAGGTTGGTGATGAGTTTAGCTTAGAGTTATTCCCTACTGGGTTTGTTATGCCTGAATACAAACATAAAGAACCTACTTCAGTGGTTGAGCCTATACCAGAGCCTGTAGAAGAACCAACCTTTATAGATAAGGTGAAAGACTTTTTCACCCCAGCTTCTACTACAGAAAGCCCAGAAACAGTATCTATCACTCCAGAGGTTGTAGTTCCTCCTGTAGAACCAACTCCAGGATTAGATGCTCCTACATTTACAGCACCAACTACTGATAGTCCTGCTCCTACAGTATAATCAATATACTTATTCTGCATCCCATTAGAACTGCACGCTTAGAATAAGTCTTATGTTAACCCCTCCCTAGATAGTATCTTTGGACCCCATCCTATCTCGAATTAGGAAACTATCCCTCTGAGGTTAAAATCTTAGAGGGATTTGTTTGTTTATATTAATCTATCTACTATATTTGTTGCATGAACAATTTATCACTACATCTTCAACCGCAGCGCACTCCCTTATCTAGGGAAGCAAGTGGTTATTGTGTGTAGTAGTAAAAAAGCTCCAACATTATTTATCCCCTTGCTGAGAAGTTAGGGGATTTCTGTTTTATATACATATAGTGGGATAACGGTCAGGTTGTTTACCTGCCTTGGAAGCAGGAGGTCGAGGGTTCAAATCCCTCCCACTATACGACACAGGTTTTACGTACTGTCACCTGCCGAGAAACAAAAAAGACAACGATACAGTTAGGGAGAGACCTAAACATTTTCCTGTATGCTAATTGGCAGGCAATCTGACTTTGACTCAGATGGTACAAGTTCGAATCTTGTCGGGAAAACTGTAGAGTTGCGCTAAGTGGTTAAGCGGACTGCCTGTGAAGCAGTTTATATGAGTTCGAGCCTCATACTCTACCCACATCTCTGTAGATCAATGAATAGATCAAGTAGCTACGAACTACTAGATAGAGGTTTGAATCCTCTCGGAGATACCTGCCCAATTGGTGGAATTGGTAGACACACAGGTCTTAGAAACCTGTTTTTATAGGTTCGATTCCTATATTGGGTACTTTAAAATTAAAGGTATGTTCTCTTGTGAGTATGCCTTTTTTTATTTACTATTGTACATAATCACATATAGGTAAACACCTAAGTACATATATGTGAATAACACCTAAACACTAAACTTATTATGGAAACACTAATGACTTTTGGAGAAGCTCTTGAACTTGTTAAACAAGGGAAATTGATTTCTAGACAAGGTTGGAATGGTAAAGGTATGTTCATCTTCCAAAGACCTGAAGACAGCATTCACATCAGTACTGTAATTACTCAAGTAAAATCGCTCCCTGCTGCAGTAAAGAGCTTTTATACTTCTAGAGTATGGGCTGATTCTGAGAACCAGATGGTTAAATTCACTCCATACTTGTGTATGAAAGCTGCTGATGATAGCATTGTAAATGGTTGGTTAGCATCTCAGACTGATATGTTGGCTAATGATTGGTCTGAGTTCAGCTACGGAGTATAAACATTTACCGTATGATGGCTAAGGAGATCTTGGTCTGGGCCTGTAAACCTCATGAAACAAAGGTAATTTTAACACTAGAATGAATATCCCAAAAGAAGCAGTAGAGAAGTTTAAGACCATAGTTGAATTACGACTCTACTGCTATATTTGTGATAACTCTTTTGAAGGTATGTGGCAACTCACCTGGATAGAGAAGATGGAATTGAAAGATCAATACTTCATTAAAGCCAATCAAATCCCTAGAGCTTTAGAGAACCTAGTAAAAGAAGGAGTATTGAGTAGAGTTAAAAAAGGGGTTTATAAACTAGAAACACTTAATGAAGCCATATAAAACCTATCACTTTGAGATACCTTTACACATCTATCCTTTTAAGGTGTTGTTTAGTATGGGTGAATCAGATGAGGTCCTTCTCAAGAAATTGAAGAAGTATGGAGAGTTTCATCAAGAAGAGTCTGACAATCTCAAATTGACAGGTGTTGGAAGATGTATAATGTGTTTTGATTATAGGCTGGTAATTATAAGAATAGACCCATTGTTTTCTGAGAAGCATGAAACATTAGGAACTATTAATCATGAAATACTCCATGCTGTTATCTATATATTAGATGCTTGTGGAGTTAAGTTAGAGAAAGGAGTTAGTGATGAGGCTTTTACTTACTTAATGGGGTACATATCTGCAGAAATCCACAAGAAAATCAAACTTTAGAAACACTTAAACAATAATATATGACAATTCTATTTCAACCTGACAGAGGGCATTTGATCTTAACAAAGCCAGCAGAGCCTACAGAAAAGGAGCTTAAATTACCAGACCATCTTACTAAATCAAAAGTGAAGATATGGGATGTAGTAGCTTCTAATCCAGGTAATGTTCACCAAGTTGGTGAAAAGATTATTCTTACAGATGGGGCTAAAGTATTTACAATATCATTGCCTACTACAGAAGGTTCTATGGAATTCTGTACAGTGGATGATGACTGGGTATTTGGTAAAGTGGAAGATGTCGCTATCTAACCTTCCAGAGGCTATAGTATCGAGGATTCAGAAAGCTAGAGGTTTAGCAACTGAATCCTCTTTATCTTTGCAGAAACAAAGGTTAGAGATTTGTGATAAGTGTCCTGAGAAGAAAATGATAGGGACTGAGGTTTGTGGCCTCTGTGGCTGTTTTTTGCAGCTCAAGACATTAGTAGAAGATGAACATTGTCAAATTAAGAAATGGTAGATATAGAAGAAATTACTATAGACAAGCTTATAAACGAATATGGAGGAATTCATATTAGAGGGTATGAAGATTATATAGTCCTTCCGACAAGTGAAATATTTTCTATAAAGTTCAATACTATAAGAAAATTAGTTCCTCAGATATTACATAAAAATGGAAAACCTTCGGCCTATAGACAAATTGTGGTAAGACAGCAGGGCAAAGACCCTGCCAGGAGGTTGATTCACAGAATTGTAGCAGAGACATTCATACCTAATCCAGAAAACAAACCTCAAGTGAATCACAAAGATGGTAATGGGTCTAATAACCATGTTGACAACTTAGAGTGGTGTACAGGTCATGAAAATATGGCTCATAGCTTCAGAATATTAAAAAGAAGAATGGCTGTAGGAGAAAAAGTACATTTAAGTAAACTTACAGAAGAAGAGGTTATAATGATACGAAAAATATATCCAAAGGGACATGCTACACAACAAGAGTTAGCCAAAATATTCAATTGTCATCCAACAACAATATATTCTGTTTTAAGTTACATAACATGGAAACATATTTAAATAGACCTACGTTTTTCGAGAAAGATCATAAATATTTAAATTTAACCACTGGTGAACAATACACGAGTGTTACACAACTACTCCATAAGTATGCTCCAAAATTTGATGCTGATGTCATAGCTCAGAAATATGTAGCTAAAAGAACTGAAAACAAGCTTATAGCTGATTTAATGGCTAAATACGTAATTTCTAAGGATTCTTTATTGGAGTCATTTGAGAATATTGGTTATGTAGAGACAGTAAAGCTTCTTTGGAGAGAAGAGAATGAGAGATCTTGTATTTCTGGTACAGCTTATCATAAGAAGAAAGAAAACATTGATTTAGCTACTATTGAAGTAGGTCAAGTCCCTGTAGAAATAGAGGATCTATACCAATTAATTGACGGCACATATTTAGAGTTACTTATTTGGTCTAATGAATTAGGTATTGCAGGTCAGGCAGATAAGGTGATTATTGAGACTATTGGAGAAGACAGATTTGTAACCATAATTGATTATAAAACAAACAAAGAGATTAAGAACTATAACTACCTTAACAAAAGAGATGGTACTCCAGTAATTAATGAGTATCTTTTAGCTCCAGTGAACCATCTATGTAATTGTAATTATAACTTGTACCAATTACAACTAAATTTGTATGCGTATCTTTTGGTACAGTTTGGCTTTAAGATTAAAGGTGGAAAGATCATCCATGTTACAGATAATGATAAGATTTATCCTTTAAATAATCATCAAGCAGATATTGAAGCTATTATAGAAGACTATCGAAATGGTTCAAAAAGAGATAATTAAGAAGATTGCTGAAAGAGAAGAGCTTACAGAAAAGCAGGTTGAGGAAATAATCAAATCTCAAGGTGACTTTACTGTAAAGTCTATGAAAGAGGGAAAATCTATTAAATTGAGTAGGTATGGGAAGTTAGTCCCTATTGCCAGATTGAGAGATTATAGAGAGGGTAATATGCCTAAACCTAGTAGAAGGGTTAGAATTAGAGCTAAACTTGATACTCCAACTAGTAAGAAGCTTCCTACCTACAGAAGTATTATTGATCCTGATAAGTTAGTAAGAGCGTTCTGGATAGATTCTATTGCTACAGATGATAACTTCTGTGAGCTGTTCTTGTCTCAAGAGGAAGTAGAATTAGAATATTCTAAATCCTTTACTACAACAAAGATATTTTACATGGATCATAAGCCTAGAGAACAGGAAGGATTCTTTGTCTTGGGTTTAGAAGGGGTTATGAGCTATGTGATAGAAAGTGAGTTTAAAGCTAAATATGAAAGAATTTATGATTGAGTATAAGACTTATAGAAATAGATTTCATGGATTTACCATAGAAGCTTTTAAAATAATGGGGGCTTCTTGGGATGGTGAAGTAGCTAGAGTATTCACAGAGAATGGTACAGTGAGTAACGGTGGCTTTGTAACCGTTTCTGAGGATTTTTATAATAAGAATCTATCTGAATTAGTTTTTGGGTATCTTATAAAAGACGAAGAAAATATGATAACTCGTGATGAGTTTTCAAAAACTTACACACCTGTAACAGAATGATTAAGTTATTTGAAGTAAATGATCAAGGAATACCTGAGATTTCTACAGAAGCTAGGACTATTCAGGTGTTTAAGAAGCTAATTACCAGAGATAAGGGTAGTGAAGGTGATCATGATGGTAGAAAGAAACATCAAGCTACTAAAGAATTAGCTTTTATTTACTTCTATGCTAAGTTTGATAGTCCTTATGAGCAGTTTACAGTGGAGTCTGATAAGGTCCTACAGATTAAAAAAGCTGTTGGATTGGAAGATAAGTGGAAAATAGACTCAGATATAAAAGAGGCTATAGCTTATTTCCAGATGATTCAGAATACTAGATCAATGAAGCATTTAGCTTCTGTAGAAAATGCTATAGATAGCTTGTCTGATTATTTAAGAGATACTGATGTAAATGAAAGGATTAAAATAGGACCTAAGTCAGGGGAACTGGTGCATGATCTCAACAAGTATAAGTCCTTGGCTAAGGAGATGCCTGATCTTATAGAGGCTTATCATAAGACTAAAGACCTTGTTAGAAAAGAATTACAAGAAGAACAACAGTTAAGAGCTGGGAGAACTACTAATAAGTATACCGAAGGTTGATGAGTAAACAAGACTTCAAGTTTAAAAGTACCTGGAAATTTAGGGAAGCTGCTATCCACTTTGAGAAGCATAAGTGCTACACCTTTCATATTCCAGGTACTTTTAGTTATTTTGAGTTTTGGGATGAAGAAAAGAGAAGATGTACAGAAGGTTATATTGTAGGTGGTGTCAGAATTACAGGATACCACTATTTTTATCTTAACTACTGTCCTATCATACAGGTAAAGGCTATTGGAGTAAATGATGGTCTTAAAAAACAAGCTGCAGAAAGGATTGAAGGGTTCCCTAAGTTTTGGGACCTAGATTGGAGGTACTTTACAGCTCTGGATATTGCTGAGTATGGTATATCAGAGGAAGACTATGCTAAACTCCCTGTAGAAATAGATATAGTATTAGATGAAGATAACACTTCTGGGGGTAAGCACTTTATCTGGTTAAAACCTAGAGGGGTTGGAGCTTCTTGGAAAGGTGCTTCTATGCCAGCCAGAAACTTCTTCTTTGTTAAGAATTCAAAATCTTACATGTTTGCTGAAAGTACTGAATATCTTAATAAGGATGGTATTTTCAGTAAATTTTTGCTTTATAAGAACTTTATAAATGAACATACTCCCTTCTACAAATACACAGATGTAAAGAATGATCTAAACAAAATGCACCTCAGAGCTTCTCACAAAGATATGAAGGGGAATGAGATTGGGTTTATGTCAGAGGTGATGGGAGTTGCTGTAGAAGGTAAGGATGATAAGGTCCGTGGGAAAAGGGGTAAGATTACTTTATTTGAAGAGTTTGGAGCATTTACTAATGCTGATAAATGTATAGAAGTTTCTAAGTCTTCTCATGAAGAAGGTAACTTGGTCTTTGGTACTATGGTCTGTTTTGGTACTGGAGGTACTGAGGGTAAGGCATTTGAATCTATGGAGAAGTTATTCTTCAATCCTATTTCTCAAGGAATGCTTAGATTCCACAACGTCTATGATGATGACTTAATTGGGACTGAATGTGGATTCTTCACTCCAGCTACATTCAACGTAGCATTTATAGATGAGGAAGGAAATACTGATAGAGTTAAGTCTAAAGCATTTTTAGATAAGGAAAGAGAGAAGAAATTAAAGTCTCCAGATCCTAATGATGCTGCCAGAGCAAAAGCAGAACATCCTTATACTCCTCAGGAAGCTCTACTAAGAACCAGCAGTAACATCTTCCCTAAAGCAGAATTACTATCTTGGAAGACTGAATTAGTTTCTACTAGAAAAGCTGTAAATCTTGCTATTTATGGAGATTTAGAGGATACTAAAACAGGGGTCAAATTCAGACCTAATCCTGATGCCAGGCCTGTTATGAAATATCCTCATGATAAGAAAGAAGATAATACTGGTTGTATAACTATATGGGAAACACCTTTTAGGAAGGATGGGATAATATATGACAACATGTATATCCTAGTAGTCGATCCATATATGCATGATACCACTACAGGAGATTCCTTGGGAGCAGCCTATGTTATTAAGAACATAAACCCTTTATCTAAACCAGATGATATTATAGTAGCTTCTTTGGTTGGAAGACCTGCTACAATGGATATTTTTCATAAAAAAGTTAGACAATTATCAGAATACTACAATGCTAAAATTGGATTTGAAAACAACGCTGGTCAAGCTTTATTGGCCTACTTTAAGGCTAATAGAAAAATGCAACTACTTGCTCCAGAGTTCTCTCTAGGGTTCAATGAAAATATCCCTAAATCTGGAGTCAGAAGAGGATATGGTATGCATATAGACCAAAGAAGAAAAGATATAGGTCTTAGCTATTTAGCTGATTGGCTTATTAAAGAATGGACTGTAACTGAAGAAGGAGAAGTTCTGTATAATTATCATAAAATCTATGATATAGGTCTATTAGAGGAGTTGATTAAGTTCAATCCTGATAGTAACTATGATAGAATTTCTGCTATGGTAGTTGGAATGTTCCACCAAAAGGAGATTGAGTGGAAATATGGTAATAAGGCTTTCGCTAAAACCCAATCTTCTGCCTTTTTTACCAACGTTCATTACTAGTAATATTTGTATATATTTGTAAAAATCACTACTCATGGCTAAAGCTACCAGACAGAAATTACTATATTCTAAGAAAAATAAAGATTGGAGAAGGGAGTCTGTAGCATATTACTACCAGAGATGTAGACCAAACAATATACTTTTTCAGACATTATATAAAGCAGCTAATGGTGAGATAGATACTACTGACTATTCCTACATAACTAATCCTTATGGGAATGCTGTAGCTACTAGACCTGAATTACAATCATATCCTGCTAAACTTAGAAACTATCCTATTATCCCAGAGATCATCCAATTGTTATTGGGAGAAAAGAGAGATAGACCTCTTTTAAGTTCTGTAATAGCTATTAATCCAGATACTATCAATAGAAAGAAAGCTGAGCAAGTTATTGCCATGAAAGGAGCTTTACAGCAAACCTTTGTAAATACTCTTAATGCTTTAGGGATGGATACTGGATTAGATACTAAACCAGTTCCTCCTTTAGATGAGTTTATGACTTCTCTGGATGATAATTGGGCTGATCAGAGATCTGTAGTAGGTCAGGAAGTACTTAATTACATCATTGAGGACCTAGATATTCCTGAGAAGTTTATACAGGCTTTTAAACATTGGTTAGTAACAGCTACTACCTATACTATTAAAGATGTAATCAATGAAGATATTGTCTATAGAATCCTAAACCCTAAACATGTTGGATTTATAGCAGATGAAAATACTGAATATGTAGAGGATGCTGAAGCTGTCTGTGTGGATGAGTACATGTCCAAAGCTTCATTTTTAGACAGATATTGGTCTTTAATTCAAGAAACTATTATAGCTAATCCTGATCAGACAGAAAAGCAAACTAGAGAAGACCTTACTGATACTATAGATAGAGATGATAGATATACTACTAATAATCTTATCACAACCTTTGGCTCTTCCAGTAATTTATCTTCTGGTTTTTCTACAAGTTTGTATGATACTAACTTGTCTAGCTCTCAATTTATAGGGGTACTCGGTGAGAACATTAAGGTCAGTTATGTGAACTGGACCTCAATGAAGCTTATTAAGAAAGTAGCTATAATGAATGAAACAGGAGAATTAGAGACTATAATGGTTCCTGATGATTATAAAGTAGAACCAGCTTTTGGTGAAACTCTTATTGAAGAGTACTGGGTAAATGAGAAGTGGGAGGGGTATGTAGTAGATAATGATAAATTCTATTTTGGGGTACAACCTATCCCTATTCAAAGAAATGGTATCAATAATAAATCTTCTTGTAAGAATCTTATTAATGGTAGAATCAGAAGAATGGGTGATAGAAAGGCTTTATCTGTTGTAGAGCTTTTAATGCCTTTCCAACATCTATATAACTTTGGTCACTATAAGTTAAATAACATCTTAGCTAAGAATAAGGAGAAATTACTTCTTATGCCAATGGGATTAATGCCTGATAAAAATGGCTGGGATATGTATACTACTATGTATCATGCAGATGCTAATGGTTTTATGTGGGTTGATGAAACCAAAGAGAACTTTATTACTGCAGTAAACGCTATTAAAGCTATTGATCTAGGTCTTGGTAATTATATAGAGTTTATGTATAGGTATCTACAGAATATTAAAGCTGAGGCTGAAGGAGTGGTAGGTATCAATCCTCAAAGAAAGGCTGCTGTATCTGCTGGAGATGGATTAGGTACTACACAAACTGCTATAGCTCAATCTAGTGTTATTACTGCAGATCTATTTGAAGACTTTGAGAAGTTCCAGGAGAAAGATCTTTGTGGGCTTTTGGACCTATCTAAATTTGCTTACATCAGTGGTAAGAAAGCAGCTTATTTGAACTCTGCAGGTAGAACAGCTTTCCTTGAGATTAATGCTGAAGATGAAGACTTCTCTGAATCTGAGTTTGGTGTTAAGGTATCTTCTTCTGCTAAAGAGAAAGAGAAGTTTGATAAGATGAAGCAATTTGCTGAGACTTTAGCTAGTCAGAAAGTTAAAGCTTCTCAATTAGCTGCTATACTTAATGCTGAATCTAACTTTGGTAAGTTAGTTACAGAACTTAAAGAAATTGAAGCTCAAGAAGATGCTCTAGCGCAACAAACTGCTCAAGCAGAAGCTGACTTCAAGAACCAAGAGCTACAGAGTAAAATGCAGTTAGAGCAACAGAAGATTAATCTTAAAATGTATGAGATTGATCAGAATAACATCACTGCTGAGAAGGTAGCTCTTATTCAGTCTGAGACTCAATTATTAGGATTGGATAAGAATCTTAATGGGGTAGATGATTCTCTAGAGGTAGAGAAAAATGCTTTAGCTAGAGATAAGCATCTTAATGAGATGGGTTTAAAGCAAAGAGAGCTTGATATGAAAGCTAGTGAAACTAAGATAAAGGCCGATACAGAGATATATAAAGCTGATACAATGCTTAAAATCGCCCAGGAAAACCAAAATAAAGCAGAAATTAAAGCTAAAAAGAAATAAGATGAAAAAACTAAGAGATATTCCTACAGATGCTTATACTAAGTATGCTAAGGGTGGCATTCATATCAAAGCTGCCAACAAAGGGAAATTTGACGCCACTAAAAAGAGGACTGGAGAGTCTACTGAAGAGTTAACTCATTCTAAAAATCCAGTCACAAAGAAGCGGGCTATATTTGCTCAAAACGCCTCTCACTGGAAAAAGAAATAGTTATGCCAGATAATAAGCCAAAGAAAAAAGCTGCAGCAACTCCTAAACCTAGTGTTTTAAGAATAGCTGATTATAATGAATATGTCTCTAGAAAAAGAGCCTATGATGATAGTTCCACCACCTATCAGAACTCTATAGACAATCATAATAAACTTTTAGCTATAGGCATGAAGAAGACAGGCTCTTCTAAACCCACAAAAGATGAAGCTGATGAAATGCTAGTTACTGGTGGAACCATGAATAATTTTAAGCATTCTTATACAGATGAATCAGGTAATACAGTAAATAAGAAAGCTAAACTTTTTCAAACCACATCTTCTAAAATAGCTCCAGTTAAAACTAATACCTATACAGGAAAAGCTTTAACAGATGCTGATGGGGTATCTTATCAACAAGAAACTACCATTCCTATTTATAAAGCTCCTTCTCAGAGAGTAGCTTATGATGATTCTATTGATAGAAAGGCAGCAGAGATAGTTAAACAACAAGCTCCTGCAGAAAAGGCTAGAGATCTTCATGCTAAAAGAAGTGTAGGGGGCTATAAGAAGGTAGCTTCTTCTGATCCTAAATATAAGAATTTGAGAGAATATTCTACCTACAAACAGAATTCTGATAGTTTGGTAGAAGATCCATTTAAGAAGAAAATGATTGAAAATAGAAATAAGACACTTTCTAAACCTACTACAAAGGCACTTCCTAAGAGAAATTCTGGAACTTGATAAGAAATAGGATAATAGAGTTTCTAGATTTTAAAAATAACAGAGGTTTTAACACAAACCTATTTTATATATTTGAGTACCTACACACTAAACTAAACACTTATGAGTACTAAAGATAAAGATCCTTTAGAGGATATTGATTATGCTAAGTTAAATGAACTTAGTACTACAGGAGGAACTAATGATGAATATCTACATCCTGAAGAAGAAACTGAGGAAACAGAAGAAACTACTGAAGAAGAGGTAGAAGAACAAGCTGAAGAAGGAAATATACCAGAAACTGTTTTAGACAGCACTGAAGAAAGTGGTATAGAGTTCTTTATTAGTGATTTTCAAACTAAAACAGGTTTGGAGTTTTCTGATGAAGAATTAGAGGTAGCTGCTGGATTAGGAGAAGATATTGAATCACTTAGTGAATTAGCTCTATTAGCTGGTAGAAAGATAGCAAATGCAGAATTAGAAGGATTCTATGCAAAAAACCCTGACTTATATGAAGCACTTCTTTATAAGCAAGCTAATGGCTCTCTTAGTGGATTCGGTAAAGAAGTTGGTAGTCCCGACTATTCCACTTTAGATCTAGATGAGGTAGATAATCAAAAATTGATTTATACTGAATACAGGAGGTTAAAAGGAGATACTGATGAAGAAATTGCTGAAGCTATTGAGTTAGCTGAAACAAAGAATATTCTTCAAAAGAAAGCTGAGGATGCTAAAGAAGTAGTAACTAAACATTTTGCTAAAGCAGAAGAAACTAGAAAGAAGAATCTAGAGATTACTATAGCAAAAGAAAGAGAAGAAGAACAAGCTATTGTAAAGCAGGTCTTTGATATTATTGATACTGGAAAGATAATGGGTGTTCAATTATCTAAGAAGGAGCAACAAGAATTTAAGGACTTCTTAGCTAAACCTGTAGATAAAGATGCTAATACAGCAAAAAGTTTAGCTTACGATAAGCTGACTATTGAGCAAGAACTTCTTATTGATATGTTTGTAAAGAATGGGTTTAAGAACATAGCTGCAATTGAAAAACCAACTGTAGATAAGCTTAAAAAACTTAAAGAAAACCTAAAAAATAGAATTCCTCCGGTGGGTGATACCAAGAAAGGTCAAGATTTGAAGCAAGGGACAGGAGCTGATGAATTTGACTTTAAGGCAATGGAGGAGATGCTTAAAAAGTAAAAACTAAATTTAATATATAAACTATGGCTAATTTTAATCAGAAACTCAGCTTATATACAGATACGTATAATACGGATAAGTATACCAGCATTAACTACCTAGCTGCTGGAAAGCTTGCAGCTGCTGAGGAGTTAACCACTACAGTTGTTCAATTGTATGGTAACTGGTCAGACAGGTTCCCTCTTTATCTATCTACAAAAGGTAGAAAAGGTGGTACTAAAATGATCAAGTCTCCAGATGCTTTGTTCACTATCCCTATTATGGGTAAACCAAAGAAGTCTTCCTCTATTGCTAAAACAATCTATGCTGCTACAGATAAGATTGGTGCTGGTAAAGCAGAGTTCTACATCTACATGGTAGATAAGTGGTTGAAAAAAGGTGACATTGTTGAAACATACAAAAAGAATAAACTTAAAATCCAAGAACAAGATAGAGAAGAAGGTGGCTATTACAGGTATATTGCTCAAGTAGTAGGTGCTGATTCTTTGAACTACCTTACTAATGATGAGATTTCTCCAGGTAGAAAACTAGCTGTGATGTACCAAGGTGCTGGTCTTGTTAATTCTAGAGGTAGAGAATCCCGTTCTCAAGCTCCTGCTAGAATGCAGAACCAATGTGCTTTCTTGAGAAATTCTTATAATTGGAAAGGCAATATTGAAAATAAAGTTATGGCTATTGATTTGCCTACAATGAGTGGTACTACTACTTTGTGGCAACAATGGGAGTTGTTTCAATTGGAACTTCACCAAATGGAAGAGACTGAAAACTACTTGTGGTATTCAGAATGGAACAGATCCCCTGAAGGTATTGTAATGGATACAGATCCTGATACTGGAGAGAAAATGCCATTTGGTTCTGGTTTGCTAGAACAAATCCCTAATCAATCTACTTATGGTCAATTGACTGTAGAGAAGATTAAAAGAGTAGTGCGTGATGTAATGTATAACTCTGCTGCTGATAAAGTACGTGAAATTACTCTTTATACAGGTAGAGGTGGTCAAGAACAATTTGACCTTGCAATGAAATCAGATCTAGTAGGAATGGGTTACCAATATCAACAATCTACTAAACAGATCTCAGGAACTCCAAACTCTCATGATCTAGTTTACGGATCTTACTTTGGTACTTTCAAACATGTTGATGGTCACACAGTATCTATCAAGTATCTACCATTACTAGATCTTGGTGCTAGAGCTGAAGCTGCTCCTAAACATCCTTTGTCAGGTCTTCCAATTACATCTTATGATATGTATTTTGTAGATGAGTCAGTGATTGATGGTATGCCAAACATCCAGTATGTTCAAGAAGAAGGTAGACAAGAAATCAAGAAATTCATTTATGGTTTGAATGCTAAAGACCAAAATATAATATCTTCTGATGCAGATGCTTCTTCTGTACAAATGGGTAGATCAGTGGGTATCCACATGTTTAATCCTATCAACTCATTCAAGTTAATTTGTAACTTGTCTTAATTATCAATAAGTACACAATAAGAAAGGGGAGCATAAACAACTCCCCTTTTATTTATAACCTAAACCAAATACTAAAATGACTGAGCAAAAATTTGTAACACTTAGAGTAAAACCTAATGGTAGAATCCCTGCAGAAATTCATTCTGACACTAAATACTACTTAGGTAGTGGTTTTGATTCTGAAACTAATGATGTTTTGAGAGGGCTTACTCTAGATGAAGAAAGAGTTCTACTACCTACTATGAAAGGTATTGGTTGTACTGCAGATTCCCCAGAGTTCTATGATAAAGTAAGGACATTCTGGAATAACATTGATATAGAAATAGATCCCGTATTAGGCAAGAAACTTAATGTAACTACTACAGAAGCAGAGGTTAAGTTTGTAAGAGATGGTAAGCAAATTACTGAAAAAATGCAAATGCCAGTAAATAAGGTTGATTATATTCATTACAGGTTAGCATTGAAGCATTCAGAAGTGGCTCCTAATCTTGCAGAATGTAGATCTAGAAAACAATTCATGTGCTATATTGAAGATCTTGGAGCTGAAACCAAATCCAAAACAGAAGCTTTAGCTATCAGAAATAAAGCAAGAACTAAATATTTGGAAATTGCTGGAGGTGAAGTTAAGGATGAATCTGTATTAAGGTCTATTGCTGTAGCTATGAAGGACATTCATAATATGACAATTCCTTCTACTAAGGAAGGATTACTTATATTTATTGAAGAAGTTTCAGAGAAATATCCAGAAGCATTTACCGCTACTGCTTCAGATCCTAATCTAAAAGATAGAGCTTTTGTAATGGAGTTGTTGAATTACAACATCATTACTTCTGTAGCTAATAGTATTTTTGATGAGGCTTTAGGTATAGATGCAGTAGCTGATTCTCTAGATGCCTACATTAAACTAATTAACCTGGAGGGCAGATCTACCTACAAAGGGCAGAAGAAAGCACAACTACAAGCTAAAAAAGGTAAATAATGAAAATATCCGAGATATTTTATGAGGTTGACCAGAATATGCAAAATATGGGGAGTTATGTTTTTGGAAACATGCTACCTCAAGAACTTGCATTACAATGGGATAGAACTGTAAATAAATACTTGGATAGCTATCTTAAACCTAGTGTAGCAGGGAATCTAGAGGGTATTGATGAAATTCAAATAGACATTGATACCCTCAGATTACTTAAAATCATAGATGCTCCAATAACACTAACAGCAGGTGTCGGCACTCTACCAGCAGATTACAGAAACTTACTAAATGACAGAAGTCTTGTTACAGTATGTGGGAATCCTCAGATTGTACCTAATAGGTTATTTGGAGATGAGGATTTATATCAAATTTTACAGAATCCTTTCACAAAGCCTAAATTACTCAGTCCTATCTCTCGCATTTATGGTAATAGCATCAAAATCTACACAGACAACTTTGTTGTCCCAACTGTGTATATAGACTATATTCGTAAGCCAGTAAGTCTAACAGATTTAGGTTTAACATTTCCTAATACCTACTATGACACTGGATTTATGAATTATGACTACCAGGAATTCCCAACACAAGCCCTGCAAGTTATAATAGACAATATGAGAGACAGATTGTTAGAGCTGGTAGAATCAGATAGATTGCCTTCAGCAGTTCAAGAAAGTCAGGATTTTGGTAAAAAGTAAAAACTATAAAAACGATAAACTATGAAGGAATTCTTAATTTCAAAAGCCACAGTATACGCTGGCTCTAAAGCTGCACCAACAACTGTTAGTTCAGCTACAACTCCTGATCTATTAGCTGATGGAGCTGTAGGTATTTATTACAGAGATCTATCTACTGGTACAGGTAAATTAGTCTTATTGACTGCTGCTGTAACTGGTAACATCTCTGAGACAGATATTATCTTCGCTCAAGGTACAGCCTCTGGTTGTGTAGTATGTAAAACGGTAAAAGCTAAGAATGCTATTAGTGTATACGCTGCTGAATATGCTGCTACTATTAAACAAGTATCTTTCTTAGGTTTTAATGGTGTTGCTGGTTCTTTAAATTTGAACCTTGCTACATTAGTAGACTATACTGATGCTGGTGTAGAAATTATCTCTAGGTTGGGTAAACCAAATCCTGAAGATGATTATACTTCTTCTTCTGCAACACTTATGGCTGTTGACACAGCTTACACTGCTGCTGGAAAAGTATCTGCTGCTATTAACAACGACAAGAAAGCTTTCTCTTATGTGATTGCCAATCTTCAAGTAGGAGCTGTAACAGCTACTGCTGCTTCTGGAGCAACATTCTTAAAAGGCTCTGCTTCTGTAACAGGTATTACTGCTGGTCTTACTACTGGTAACTATCTTACTCTTACAGTTGATCCTCAGACAGGTCTTATTGTAGCTATTGCTACTGCAAACTCTATCTCTCAGCTTTATAAACTGACTGTATCTGGATCTACTGTTACATTAGATAGACCGTTTGAAGGTGCTTCTCAAACAGTATCTGCTACAGCTTTCAATGCTGCTACTACATCTTCTGGTACTGCTCCTACATCTGTAGGTCTTGCTATAGTAGGTGCTGTATCTCAATACCAACAATTCTCTGCTCTTGGAGAAGGTGCTTTTGTAAATGCTACTAGAACTCAACCTTCTGATGGTGCGCCTGCAGTAGGAATGTTCCCTGGAGCTGGTACAGTAGATCAAGTTCAAGCCTTAGAAGCAACCTACTTCCAAAATGCTGGATTCTGGGATACAGCAGATAAGTACATTAGAGGTCCAGTATCTCAAGTAGATACTACTAAGATTTATGATGTATACTTCATGAAATTTGCTAACGTGTTTAATTCTTATGCTCCTCAAGAAGCTAGACTTACTGAAGAATATGAGATTAGACTTGCTGTAGTAGGTGGATCAGGTAACCCCGCTGGTAATGCTATTATAGATGCAATCATTGTGTCATTGTTCTCTACTACTACTACTCCGGTATCTGTAGGTGAAACAATTAAAGAAGGACCTTTGAATCCTGCAGCTTAATCTCTTTAGTGTTTAGGTGTTTAAGGGCAGTTGGATTAAATATCTGGCTGCCCTTTTTTACAGTTTAAAGAAAGTATTATGGTAGAAGCTAATATTAGCCTAAACAAATTGGCATATAATTTTGCACTTGTTAGAAATAGACAGTATGATAACTATTTTATAGAGAAGGTGAAAATGGACTGCATTGGTGTGCGGGCTATGTTGATTAGGAGAGATCTTGAGAGAAATGGTATCTCTAGGGAGTTTCTACAATCGTTAGGTTGTATACCTTTGGTGTGTGCTGATCCTAAAGAATGTTGTGTAGGTCTTCCTGCAGAATATGAACTGTTAAGAACAGATAGAAAAGTCCCTAAACCAGCTAGAACTAAAGACTCTGATAGTTTTTATTTTGTAGGAACTGTAGATAAGAGAAAATCATTCTATGAGATTCCTTTTGAGCTTTATGATTTTGTAGGTTATAATAAGTATACAGGAAATTTAACTTACTATATCTACATGAATGATTATGTATATATAGTAAACCCTCCTACAGATACATTCAAATGGCTTAATATTACTTCTGTATTTGCAGATCCTAGACAAATAGCTGATTTTCAAACATGTGAAGGAGATTGCTATTCAGATGATGATCCTTTCCCTTTATCAGAAGATTTGTTACCTTTACTTATGGCTGAGTTACTTAGAATGTATTCTCAAGATCTGCCTACTGAAGACAAAGAAGTAAGGGTTAATAATAACTAAATATGAAGAAAAAGAGGATTCTTTCAGATATTGTAAACAAAGATTTCTATAGAAACTATTGTGCTACAGTTAAAAGTCCAGTATCTGAAAAAGTCTTTACTAGAGTATTAGATGCTCATAATGTTGAAATGTATAACTTAGTAGTAGATGGTTTTAGAGTCTATTTCCACAAAGGATTAAGTACATTTTCCATTATAGAGAAAAAGAGATATTTCAGAACTATGAAGAATGGAGAACCTATTCTTCCTGTTAACTGGAGTCTCACTAAATCTAGAAATGAGTATGATGAAAAAGGTTTCTTAGTAAGACAGTATATAATTGAAGATTACTATTATAAAGTAGCATGGTATAAGTATTATGCTGAATATGCTATTAAGTATAAATTTATTCCTTGTAAAGCCTTTAGAATGAGCATATTTCAAAGAATAAAAGCTGATCCTTTGATCAAGTTTAAATATAGAAGTAATGTTAGTGAAGTGAGACACTACGGTAAAGATAAAAACGTATGATATACAAAACCACCTCTTATAAGCAAGTAGTTACAAAGGTACAGAGAGACTTTAATCTTACAGGTGGGAATTGGGTTGCCGCTACTCCTGAATGGATAGGCGAGTGCTTGGCTGAGATAGGTTGTCATGCTCACTTAGAGAGAATATCATGTGAATTAGAGGTGAGTAATCATAGAGTACCTTATCCGTGTAATCTGGAATCTACATTAGCTATTGAATATCATGGTCATAATTTGAAGAAAGGAGGTAGTTTAAGAGCTGGTTCTTTTAAAAGACCTTATGTATCAGAAGATGGTTTTTATGGTGGAGTTTTTCCATTAGTAGATCCAGACACTAATTCTGTAGAGGAACAAAAAGTGATGAGTCTTGGTAGATATACTGAGAATTATTATATGGAAAATCCTGACTACATTATCACATCTTTTGAATGTGGTACTATAACTTTACATTATCAGGGTTATAAATTAGATGAAGATGGTATGCCAGTGGTTCCAGATTCTTCTGAACATAGAGAAGCATTAGCTTTTTATATCCTCTATAAATATCTTAGTAGAGGTAATCAACATAAAGTGTGGGGTGTTAAAGATGCCTATGATATGTGGGTTAAATATAAAGCTAAGGCTCAGAATATGGCTAAATTCCCAGATATTCAATCTATGGAAAGATTTACTAATATGTGGGCCAGAATCAAAACTGATCATTTCTTGAATGATAAGTTTTTTGAGAGTAGTGAGCATAAGGGCAGCAATTACAATATATAAGTATGGATCTACTAGGAGGGCTTAATCAAGACGAATTATATAGTAATCAACCATTGTCTACTTATAGATGGGCTTTAAATTGGGTTGTAAATCTTAAAGAAGGAACACTGCAAAGTGAGCCTGGATTTGATTTTCAGTTTAAGCTTAGAAATAATTTACAACCTATTGGTATGGTAGAACTTGCTGATGGGGTTGTAATATTCTCTACAAATCCTGATGGTACAGACTGTGAGATAGGTCTTTTCACAGAAACACCTAAAACTCAGTGGGCTTTAGATGCTACAACTACTGTAGACTATCCTGCTAATACCTATATTCCTGTACTTAATAATTCTATTGTAACTACTTTAAATGGTACTGCTACAGAGACAGGACTTAACTTTAGTCCTTTACATCAAATACAGGGAGTCTATAGATATAATAATATCAGAGAGCTTGAAGTAGCTTTTACTGATTGGTTTAATATTCCTAGGGTGTTTTATTTAGGAGATTACAATACTTTAGTGAGATATTACCAACCCTACAGTGCTGGAAATCTAGACATTTTCCAAAGGTTTACTGTAGCTAATGTAGATAGAAAGATCACTGCTTCTGGGGCTATACCTTCAGGAACTTACTTCTTATTCTATAGATACCAAAATGCTGATTTATCAACCACTCAAACTGTAGTAGTTGACAGACCTATCTACATTACATCTTTTAATGATGATAGACCAGGGAATACTTGGGGTGATTCTATTATAGCCACTCCTACTAGTAAAGGGATAGCTGTAAATTTTAAAGATCTTGATATATCTTTCCCTAATTTACAGATAGGCTTATTTAGAGTAAATGATAACAAAGCTGTTATTATAACCTCTCAATCTATTAATGGACCTATACTACCAGAGATAGTTTTAAAAGCTTTTCAGGGTGATGGTACATTTGGCTCTGGAGATTTAGCAGGAGGTAACCTTAATGTCTTAGTACAGCAAATTAGGTATATTAGAGCTAAGACTGTAGCCACACAAGGCTCTAGGCTGTACTTTGGTAATCTTATAGGTAATGATTCTACTCAATTAGGTATTTCTCAGAAATATGTAAACTCATCTAAAATGCAATGGGTTTTAGATATTATTGATACTACTTCTGAAGTACTAGATAATGGTAAGGAGAATAACATAAAAAGTTATAATAACTATTATGATCAAAATTTCACTAAGTCTTTTCAGGCAGGTGAGGTCTATGCATTCTTTTGTAGAGCTAGATTAAAAGATGGTACATTATCTCCTTGGTTTCATGTACCAGGAAATGAGCCTACCAATTTTGATATGCTAATTGTTCCTCCTACATTAACTTCAGCCCCTACTTCTGTAAATATAGCTCAGGATGCTAATATTAATGATTTACCTATAGTTACAGAAGGGTTGGATGAATTTACTATGGATAAGGAGATCTCAGGTGGAGATCCTTTGGCTAAAGTATACCAGTTGAGAGATACTGTATCTTATAATACTACTGTAGCATTTAATGCTTTTAGTGGTCAGCCTAATGATTTTGGATATTGGGAGAATCAAGGAGAGTCTTATACTCAATATTTCTTAGATGAAGATTTGGATGTTATAGATGCTACAGCTTATGCTAGTGGTGTTGTAACTAAAAGGCTTACTGGGAATGTGAAGCATTTTAGATTCCCATCTAACTACTGGATCAATAATGCTTATCATTTGAATAATAACACTCTATTCTATGATAGAGATATGACATTTAGGAATCATGCTCTAAATCCTACACATGATCTATTTGTCACTAAGATTCCTAGATTAGGTATTAAGTTCACACCTCCTTTCTTACCTCCAGATATACAAGATACTGTAGATTATTGGGAGTTAGGATATGCTGGTAGAGATGGTCAAAATTGTACTGTAATAGGTCAGGATCTATCATTATTTGCTACAGCTAGTTCTAAGAATGATGGTAATTCTGCTGCAGTTATACAAGATATAGAAGGGGGTTCTAGAGGACTTTATACTCATACTAGAGAATTTGATTTAAGTAATAAATTCCCTTCTGGGGTATTTTATACAGGTGGAACACCTCTCACAGGATATGCTTGGACTAATAATATTGATAGTCAAAGTACATACAATGCTACTTATTATGGTGATAATCCTCCAAATCAAACATTTGATGTAAATGGTAATCCTGGATTTATATTAGAAGCTGATGGTGGTATTCCTAAATTACCTAAAGCTCAGATGATTGTTCATCCTGACGTTGTAGATATTGGGACTGATTCTGGATTCAGTATAGATTATGTTTCTTATGAGGTATTTCTTGGAGAAAGAGTGGTTAATCCTAATGCTACAGCCAATAATCCAGGACTGACCACACTTGGCAAAAGACCTGATTTAGGTATATCTTATGTATATCCCCCATTTATGCTACCTGATATTCCTACAGATGGTAGTGTTACAAGTATTACCACGGTAAAATCATTAGCTGATCCTACTAAAACAGTAGATTTAAAATATGATGATTACCCTGGTAGAGGAGTTTTAATAAAAGATAATCCTGAATACCCTAATCATATTAGTCCTACTTATGGTATTGAATCATTTTCAGATACTTCTTTATCTTCTATTTCTTTAAATAGAAAAGTTGCTGGAAGTCCTTTAAATATAGATTTAGATAGTTCTACAACACTAGCTCAATTTATTCCGGGTTATCCTGATTTACAGGTTACTAGTGGCAACCCTATAGAAGGGTATCAGGTAGATACTCAAGTTAAAATACCTTCATCTCAGATATATAAGCTATCATTTAATCCTCCAGTAGTACTTAATAAATTTCCTTATGTTTTAGGACCTTTGGGTGGCAGATCAGCACAACATTATGGTGGGATTTCCACTTTTAGTACAGATATATCATTTGACCCTAATAACTTCTCAGATGCTGCTGACTTCTTATCTCACATGGATAGACCTCCAGCTACAGCAGCTCATCCTTCTAATGGGAGGATCTACCCATTAACTACAGATGATAGCTTATTAGGAAATAGGTTTACTAATGGGCATAGCTTTAGTCAAAGTGGTGTAGGCAATCATTCTAGAAAAGACATGATTTGTACCTATAGAAGGTATACTAATAACGTCTATTCTGGATTATTTAATAGTCTAGGAATTATAAAAGCCGGGGAGACTAATAAAGAAGATGTGATTTATTTTGGAGATGTATTTTTGAATAAGGTTAATTACAAATTCAGAGGTATGTCAAGATCTAATGATGCAGAATTAACAGTTCAAACAACAATAAGTGGTAGTAGATCAGGAGCTTCTTTTGTTGGAGGGATAACCACCCCTTATTTCTTTGCCTATACTGTAGGAGAAGGTACATATAAGAAGATCTCTTTTAGGAATATTGTAAAAGTAACAGAGTTTAACTTCTTTGGAACCACAAGAAAGAATTTAGCATATAGGGATTTAGCTAATTATAATTTAGGCTATCCTGATTGTAATAGATCTAACATTAACTATGACATACAGAATTCATTCTTTCCTAAAACTGAAACATCTATTAAGACATTAGATAGTGCTGCCTTAGCTGGTAAGTATCCTTTTAGATTAATATTTGGTCAAGAACAAGGGACTGATGCTAAAGTTAATAACTGGAGACAATTCTTATCTACAGATCTTTATGAGATGGATAAGGTAAAAGGAGAGATTGTAAATTTACAAGGGTATGATGAGCAACTACTTATTCATACAGAAAGAGCTTTATGGATTACTAGACCTGTAAGTAGATTAGCTTTAGCTGATGGATCTAATTATGAGGCTATATTAGGCACAGGCTCTCTATTTGATCCTACACCTAATGAAATATCTCCTTCACCATTAGGTACAGGAGGGACTGTACATCAATTCTCCTGTAAGCTTAGTAAGCTAGGTTATTCTTTTATAAATGCTAATACTGGTAGATTCTATCTATATAGAAAAGATTTTAATGGTATAGGTAATTTAGGAGATTTAGGTATGTATCAATTCTTGCAAACCTATGCTAATATTGGTAGAAATGACTTCTCTAATAATAGAGCTGCAGGTATTTCAGCATTCTGTTCATGGTATGATCCACATCTTAAAAGACTAGTATTTGGCTATAATCAGGTATCAGAGAATGTAGATACTACTCCTAATGGAGATTATGAGAGAAGTAAGGAAGCTGGATTTCAACCTTATACACTATCAGTATCTGAGGTAGAAAATGAGAAGTTGGCTTTCACATCTTTTCATGATTATCATCCTACATTGGCTATATCCACTATGTTTCAAGTGTATTCATTTGATGGTCAGAATTTCTATAGACATAATAGCCCAGATAGTATTAATAAATTCTATGATGGAGATGTGTTTAACTCTATAATAGATGTAGTATTTAATACTACCAAAATTAGAACCCAAGACGGAGGTACTGTAGAAGGAGCTAAAAATGCATTCAAGGAATTTCAGAACTTTAAATGGATGACAGAAGTAGGTCTTTTAGGTCCTAATCCTCCTTCTAGTCAAGAAAGGCAAAGATACCTGGAGACTTTTGATTTTGCTACTGTGTACAATACTGTACAATTATCAGAAAGAATGGCTTTAGTTCCTTTTCAGACTATTAGAGTATTTGATGGATATTGGAATTTTAATGCTTTTAGAGATAATCTTCAGAGAAATAGCTATCCTTCTGCTAATAAATTCGAGGATTTTCCTAAATTTATAGGAGATCCTATTACAGGTTATAGTTTGGATTACACTAAGTTAGATCCTACAAAACCTTATAACAAGAGATTTGTAAATACGTATAGTATACTTAGGTTGGAAGCTAATCCTTTATACACTCCACAAGGTGGTTCTCCACAACCTATAAAGCAAATATCTATTATAGATATAGATTCATTAAATAAAACTGTTACAAAGTAATGCTGAAACCAAGAAAATCTAAAATAGGTAAGATCTTTAAAGCTGCTCAAGGTGGTATTTATGATCAGAATGGTAACTTAACTACTAATGTAGCTCAATTAGGTGGTAATCCTATGTATGGTGCTACAGGAAATAGTCTATCTCCTGTTCCTAAGATTAAGGTTAATCAGGATAATACTAACTATGTACAACAATATGCTTTAAAAGGAGCTACTGCTGGAGCTTCCTTAATGGCAGTTAATCCTGTAGTAGGTTTAGCCGCTACTGCTGTGGGAGCTACTGCTGGAGCTATAGGAGGTGCTATTAAGCAATCTAAAGCTCAAGGTCAGAATAGAAATATGATGAGAGAAGCTGCTACACAACAGATAGCTCAGAATAAAGCTTGGAATAATGATTCTATTAATGTAGCTAAACAAAATGATCTTAGAAATGCTCAATTACAAAAGCAACAATCTATAGGGGCTAAGACATCATTTTATGGAGATTATAATTTGGCTAAGAAAGGTATGAAGGTTGTTAAGGCTGAGGATGGTTTATTCTCTAATAAGAATCTAGGTATTTCTTCAGTTAATACTCCCTATGAAGCACCTACTCCAACAGGAAATACTTTGCCTGGAAATAATAAAAGGTCCTTTAATATAGGGAATGCTGGAGCCTATGCTAATGCAGCAATAGGTTTAGTAGGAGGTATTATGGATTATTCTCAACCTACTACAGGTTATATTTACAAAGCTAAGAATGGTATAAAGTTAGCTAAAGGAGGAAGTTTAGATAAAATGGCTTCTGATTCAGTAGCTATTAACGGACCTTCTCATGAGAATGGTGGGGTGGATATGACAGAGGTTGTAGATAGTCCAGATGAAGAAAAGTTAGAAGCAGAAGGAGGAGAATCTATGAAAGACTCTGATGATGCTACTATGATATTTTCAGATACTTTAAAGATCCCAGGGAGTAAATTAACATTTGCAGATGTACATAAATCATTGGCTACTAAAAGAGGCTCTATGGAAAAGAAGATATTAAAATATGCTCAAAGACCTTCTATTGATAATAAAACAGCTATTAAAGCTTTGGGAGCTAAAACAGCTAAAATAGATCAACAGGAGAACATGTTATTTCAACTACAGCAACAAATGAATGGTAATCATTCTAATGAGAATACTGCTAGAAAAGGAATGCATGTGACTAAGGCTGCTAATGGGGCTGCTTTCAATACTGGCTTATCTGTATTGGGAGGAGGTTTAGAATACTTTAATCTGGAAAATAGAGTTAGACAGAATCAGAAAGCTAGAGCCAATGCTGTAGATCAGATTGCTGGCTTACAGATTCCTCAGCAAAAAAGACTTGATAATATCACTTTAGGATATGCTAGAAATGATGTAGCTAGAGCTGATATTAATACACAACTTCAAAATGCTACTAATATTGTAGGTAAATCTACTTCGGGTAATCAAGTAGGAGCTGCTTTAACAGGCTTATTAGGAAAAGGTTTAGAACAGAATGCTGCTCTTATTCAGGAACAACAAAATAATATGGTTCAAGCTGGTAATGAAACTAAGTTGCAAAACCTAAGTATTAATCAAATTAATAATCAGAATGCCTACCAATCTCAATTGATGAATCTTGAAAGAAACAAGGATGTCATTAATGATAAAGCTAACCTAGTTACTGATTACAATAAGGAGCATTCTGAATATGTTACAGATAATTTCAGAAAAGAGAAATATGCTGATAAGTCTTTAGCTATTCAGTATGCTGGTTTAGATACTCAAAGTCAAAACTATCTTAAAAACATGGGATTATCTCCAGATCATTGGACTGATCCTACAAATAGAGTTTTAGGGTCTTTTAAGAAGGGCGGTAGTATCTTGAAGAATAGATGTGGAGGTAAGCTTGTAAAAGCAGGATTAGGTGCTAAATTGCAGAAAGATTGTGGTTGTTAATTTATGGGAAATTTCTCTTTAGATAAATATCAAGCAATGAAGCCCCTCTTTGTAGAGGCTTTAGATGCTTCTAAGACTGTTGACATTTTAAATCATGCTCAAAAGGAAGCTGCTTTATCTGCTAATATTAAGAGAACTCCTGCAGTTGAGGGAGTTGATCTTAAAAATAGAGATATTATACATGATCAATATGGTAACATTATAAACCAAGCTGCAGATGCTGAAGGCAACCCTTTGGATAAAGCTTCTTATGTAAGAAAACTAGGTGCTGAATATGTCAATAATCCTTTGCTAGAAGCTTATGGCAAAAGTGATGCTCAAAGAAATGATTATAATTCAGCTTTAGTAGATAGAGTTAAGAAAGCTGATATTAAAGCTGAGGATGCTGATTTAGCATCTCAGGCTGCTTTATTAAAGCATAACTATAAAGGTGGTACTAATCCTCAAACAGGTAATTACTTTGCTAATTCATTATATAATGTCCCTAATGTTGTAGATGAACAAGGTATTGTAAAAGATATTGTAGCTACTCCAGATGGCTATAGAACAGAGAATCAATCTATAATCAAGTATGATTCTGCTACAGGAGAAATATTTTCTAGATCTGTAGTTAATGGGAAAGAGTATTTTCAGCAAGGCAGAGAAGTGGGGGAATATTTATATGCTAATAATGAGAAAGGTATCAGAGATAGACATATATGGGATGCTAAAAAAGAAGTAGCTAGACAGTTAGTAAATGATGGTAAGTATAGAAATGAAGCTGAAGCTTTTATTGCTGTAGATCAAAATGCTAATGGTGACTTCACCAACAGACTTACTGAAAGAATGAAAGAAAAGAAATCTAGATTTATTAATAGTTTAGTTGCTCAGAAAGACTTCTTACAACAAGAAAGAGCTACTAAAGAATCTATAAATCCTGCTGCAGTAGGTGGTGCTGGAGCTACTAAAGAGCCTACTGAATTAGTTATAGATACTAGATCTGATGTTCATACTTTATCATTCAATGATGATGAACTTAATAACTTAGATCTTGATAAGTTTGTACAAGAATATAAAACTGCTCAAGCATCTAGTATTAATGAAGATTCTAAAATGTCTCAAGCTCAAGCAGCTAGATTAGGTTTAGTAGGAGGTATATATGGACCTAATGACCCTAATATGGTTAAACAGGCTAAGGCTAAACATGCTGAGTTTATTAAAACAGTAGAAGACTTTAGAGCTGGTAGATCAGAAGTATTAAAGAAATACGGATTTTCACAGGAGGTATGGAAAGGGTTATCTAAAGAAGAACAAGATATTAAAATTAAAGATCTTATTAGACAGAGAAGAAATACTACATCCAGTGTTGGTATTCTAGAAGCTAATAATACCAATGTATACAAAGGAGCATTAGATAATGCTAGTGAGATATTTGTGTTTGATCACAATAAGAATAACTATGAGAAGGTAGACAGGAAAGACTTTAAATCTAAATATTTAAATAATGGAGGTTGGTTTAGCTCTTCATTGTCTGAGCAAGATATGAAACAATTAAAACAAAATTCAGGGTTTAAATCTAACAATGAGTCAGCTAGTATAGACAGCTATGAAGAATATGCTGGACATGCTGCTAGTAAAACTCCTACTCTAGCTTTTGATTTTACTGGCTATAAAGTTAAACCCTATTTACAATTTAATGCTGGAGATAACAACTCTTCTGTAAGAGTACCTATTTCAGATATTACTGAGAGTTCTTTAGTACCTATTCAGAATGCTTTCAAAGAGTTTAAGAATCCTACAGGCAATGAAGTTAAGATTGCTCCTCATATAGAGCTTTCTTCTGGAGGTCAATATAAAGAATACAATAATCTAACTGCTAGATGGGTAGATGGTACTTATACTATATTTGCAGAAGGTAAGCCTACTACTTTAACTCTAGAGAAACTTGCTGTGGGTATGGTAGGTAGACAGATTAATAATTTGAATACTACTGCTAATACTGTTAAAGTAAAATCCAACAAACCTGAAGGAGGTCAATAACCTATGATACAACCTAATAAGGAAAATGCTATAACTCCTGAAGAAAATGTTGGTACTCCAGCTACCAAACAACAAGCTAAAGAGTTTACTCAGCAGGAAGCTACTAGTCAACAGCAGTTTGGTTTAGATACCTCTAATACTAATAGGGCTGATTTTTGGGAAAGTGTAGGGGAAGCTGATTTTGGTTCTTCTAAGTTTGATACTCAAAAGCTTACCCTAGAAGATACTAGTGCTACTATACAACAACACAGGTATGAGAGTCAAGATAAACTAGATAAAACAGCTAATACTATAGCTAGAACAGTAGCTGGCACAGGACTTAAAATGCTTGATGGAATAGCTTTTTCTGGAGCTATGATAGGTAATGGTATTGAAGGAGAATTTGATGTTAATGATGCTGCTGAGAATGCAGTATCTAAAAAACTCCAGGATCTTGAACAAACTATAGATAAAGCACTACCTATCTATAAACCAGCTAACTATGATAAGCTGGGGTTCTATGATAAGATTATGAATACTAATGGGGGCTTCTTTTTTGATGAAGTGGCTGAAGCTTTTGAATTTGTAGGATCTACAGCTCTATCTACTTACTTAGGTTCGGGAATGATTAATGCTGGTTTGAGAAGTGCTAGACTAGCAGCAACCACTGCTGGTAATGTAAACAAGATTAAGAAAACAGCTAGTCTTTTAAATAAAGCCTCTAAAACATTTGGTACTTCTGAGATAGGAGCTGTTGTATCTAAAGCCAAGAACCTCTCTGTATTTGGTGAAGCTCAGACTGCTGTATACAAAGAAGCTTATGATGCATCTAAGACATTCTTAAAGAATAATGTTCTTACTAAAGAGACTGCTTTAAACATTTACAATACTGCTGTAGAAGCAGGGATGGAAGGTCATGAAGTAGCTAAACAATATTTAGATTCTGTAGAAGCAGACATTAATGCTAAACAAGCACAGCAGTTTAAAATAGCTTCTGATAAAATCATGAGTGCTGTTGGTATTAGTGATGAAGAAAAACAACAAACACTGGAAGCTTTAAAATTAGATCAATCTAAAGAAAAAGAAGACATACTAACTAAATCTTTAGATGAAGCTAAAAGAAGAGCTAATAATACTTTTGTATTGAATGCTGTAGCTTTGTATGGGCCTAATATGATCCAAACCAAAGCTTTACTAGGATCTATGGGAGCCAGTAGATCTGGAATTCAGAAATATGGTAAAGACTTAGCTGAAGTAAAAACCAACTTGCAAAAAGTTAAACCTTCTTATTTCTCTGAATTAGGAAAAAGTTATGCTACTAACTATCCTAGTGAATTAGGACAGGAAATTATACAGAAAGGTATTACCGATTACCAATTAGAATCTCATCCTGATACTAATAAAGGGTATTTAGAATCTGGTATTGATCAGGTGAGAGGTAGTATTACAAGTGCTATTAAAGGTATAGCTACTCAAGAGACTGCTGAAACAGCTCTGATTACAGCCCTTATTACAGCCCCTACTACATTTATAGATGCTAGTCATAGAACTAAGGCTGCTGAAGGAGAAGTTAAATCAATGTCTACTTTATTAGACAGTGCTGATAAGATCTATACTAATTACAGAGCTGATGTAAAATCAGTATATAAAACTGATGCAGAAGGTGAGGTACTTACAGATAGAGATAATAATCCTATTGTAGATCAAGATGTAATTGACAGAAATGTATATGGTCAGATTGCAGATTTTGCTACAGCTCTAGAGACTTCTGATGCTATACTTAATAATGATGAGACTAGATTGAATCTTGTAAGAGGAAGATCATTAGCTGTATTGGCCCATGATTATGCTTCTATGGGAGAGAATGGTAGGGAATTAGCTAAGATGGTTATAGATGATAAAGCTAATGAAGCTCAAGATAATGGTGATCAAGAAGAAGCTAGGTATTTACAAAATCAGAAGAAATATATTGATCAGTATATTGATACTTATCATAAGATTGAAACATCTGAAGGAGATAGTACTGATCTTCTAGAACCTTCTAATGACAAAGAGGAAACTCAGGCTGCTAGAGATTTTGCTTTCCATAAGAAATATAAGAAGTCTTTATATCATCAAGCTGCTACTAGGTTAAACTTACAGAATGCTATAGCTGAAAATAATAATAAAATAGTAAGTCTTGAGAAAGATCTTGATGGTAAGCCTAGAGATGCTAAAACCAATGAAAAACTAGCCTCTGAAAATGAGAAGTTAGGTAAGGCTTTGGAACAATCTTTTGCTATTTCTAATAGCATTAGAGAAAACTATGATAAGCTCAAAAAAGATTATTATAACAAAGTAGATTCTACTATTAAGATTCAAAAAGAGGTTAAAGCTCTTAATGATAAAGTTAAAGCTTTAGAAGTTGAAAGAACTACAGCTACTCCTGAAAGACAAATAGAAATTGACTCTGAAATACAAGATTCTAAGAATAAAGCATTAGGAGCTTCTCAGATATTAAATCAGAATGCTAAATATTCTGGTACAGCTTTTACAGATGCTCAGGATATAGTTAGGCAACCTTTCTCTAATATTGAAGATACTACTAATGATTATGCTGAGAAAACTGTTAGTAGAAGTAAATTCTTTGATAAGAGGTATAAGATTCTACAAGCTCAATATAATGATGCTAGACAGAATGGTTTAATCCAAGAGCAAAAGAATCTGAGAGAACAATTAGAAGATTTAGCTAAGAAGATCCCTGCCGCTCAAGAACAAGCTGCAGCTTATCAGGAGCAGCTAGAGGGTTTATCTGAGAAAGTCAATTCTAATGCTTTACAAGGTGAGGAGAAAGATCAGGTAGATCAAGCTTATGCTGAAGCAGAGCAAGGTTTAGCTGATGTATCTGCTAGTATAGATAATATGCTTGATACACAATACAAAGCTCAAGATAAGCTTTATAGTATTGATCAGCATAATCCTATAGCTAAGAAAGTATTTCATGACTATGAGGACCTAAGACAATTTGCTCAGGACTTCCAGAAACAAAATAAAGATAACTTTGATAATCATCTTATAAAGTCTGCTATAGGTTCTATTATAGATTCTTTTAGTGAAGATGCTATTGGTAACAATCCTATAGAAATCTATGAAGATGTCCTAGAGAGAATCAGACTTAGTAACATATCTGAAGATGATATTATAAAAGAACTAAAAGCTTCTTTACAGGGATTCCAGAAGTTTGAAGAACTAGCAGCAGAGATGCCTGATCCAGAAGAATTCACTAATAGTTTTGGTGATATTCAGACTATAGCTCAGAATATTCAAACATTAGTAGAATATGCATCTAAGGTTAAAGGTGATGTGAAATACAATATTCCTAGTAACAAGTTAGGGGACTTGTTTGTACAGCTAGAACATGAACAACTTTTAGACATTACAGAAGACTATGCTGTAAAAGGTTTGAACAATAAAGGTTTTGTAGATGTAGCAGGACTATCTACTTTAAAAGATAGTTTAGTTGGATCAATAGAGAGTTTAAAACATCCTAGCAGAGCTGACTTAACTTCTTCTCCAGACTATTTAAAGTTTAAGAATAGTGAGGGTATTACAGCAAGACTAGAGAAGTCTTTAACTGCTGTGAATAATCTGCTTGATGTAGCAAAAGCTAACATGGCTAGAAAACAAGGACAACAGATTACTATCAGAACTGAGTATCCTTTACAACAAGCAGAACAGATTGATATTGAAGGTTCTCCTATGCCTGTGGTATTACAGAGATTCTTACCAGAGTACCAATCTATATTAGATGCTGATCCAGTAAATGGTGTAGCTGTATTATGGGAGAAAGTAAGAAGTTCTAATAATAAAGAGTTCTTAAAGCAGTTTAAAGAAGCTATTGCTTATAACAGAGACATTGATAGGTACAAGACTGCTCAATTCTATACTGCAGGTGGAGAGTTGAATAGAGAAATGTTAAGAGAAGCTTATGGTTTAGATTCAGCTACAGAGCTTCCTAATATTAGATTCAGCTCTGATTTAAGGACTGACATCCCTTCTATCCTACCTTTATACAATAGTCTTAGAACTAAAGAAGCTCTGGATGCTATTGAGAAAGCTATTGATACAGACTATACCTATGCTACAGCATTAGGTGATGAATTAGCTGCTGTAGAAGGTTCAGCCTTAGCTCCATCTCCTGAGCAATTAATATCTATCAGGGAACTTTTAATGGCTCTTACTTCTGATAATAAGAATATAAGCTTCTTACAAGGTTCTGCTGGTACTGGTAAGTCTTCTGTAGTTATTCCTACAGTACTGAAAGTAGCTAAGAAGTTAGGAGTCATTACTTCAGATGATCAGGTTTATGCTTTTGGTCATACACAAAGAAGTTCTGAGAATATAGCCCAAACTAGTTCTGGAGTATTGGGTTCTACCAAAGAGTTCCTAGAGATGGAACCTTCAGAATTTGATAAATACTCTGTAATAGTTATAGACGAGTTCCCTATGATGGACTACTCTTCTTATACTAGAAAGATTGATGAGATAGTAAAGCATAAGCCCTCTATTAAGATTATAGCTCTGGGAGATTATAACCAGAATGTAGCAGGTACTACTTCAGAACTTACTACTCAGAGGTCTAATAAGAAGTTTAACTTCATTCATCCATTGACTATAAAATATAGATCAAATAATGAATCTATAAACAACCTCAGCGATTTCTTCCAGAATACCAGAAAGAAGGTAAACAAAGTATCTGGTACAACTACAGGACCTTTGGGTACTTCAGGAATACAAGGATCTATTGTAACTAATAGACTACAGGACCTACAGACTCAGATTAATGCTGATGCTGGTAATGCTTCTAAGGTAGTTGTAATAGCTTCTTACTTCCCTCAAGAAGTAGAAGCTTATAAGAGAATGTTTGAAGGTTCTGGAATTGAAGTATTATCTACAGAAGAAGCTCAAGGTATTACTGTGGAAAGAGTTTTTACTATAGCCTCTCAGGTTCCTAACAATACAGCAATCTATACAGCCATTAGTAGAGCTTCACACTTCTCAATGTTGTATATGCCTACTCTAGAAGAGTTCCAGAACTTCACCAATCCTTCTGATGCTACATATTTAGATGCTGTGCAGAGAGAAAGAGATATTCAGCTAAAAGCTACTAGAGAGAACTACAATGAACAAGTATCAGAACTATCTGGACTACTTGATAGATTTGGTATTACAGCTAATGTTAAAGCTGATCCTATTGATGTAACACCTGTAGGAGAAGTGGTAGCTGATGAAGATGTAGAGATTGAAGAAGGTGAAAGCTATGATGCTCCAGTAGTAGGTAATACTCCTGTTACATCTAAAGGTGGTATAACTGTTACATGGCCTGAGTCTAGCCCTTTAAAATCTAGAATTATTAAATCTGGAGATGAGGTTATTCTTACTGAAGGTGACAAAGGACCTGAAGGATATAGAATTACTCACAAAGAAACAGGAGCCTTATTAGGGTTTATTTCTAGAACAGATCTACCTAGTACAGTATTAAGAACCTTAGAGAAAGGCCCTGCTACTTTAGAAGTCAATGAAGCCAACTATACCAACTACTTATATAAAACTGGTACAGATGCTTTTGGGGATAATCTTATTGAAGATAAGATCACAGACTTTGTGAATGGTCTTTATAAAGAAGATGAGGAAAAGCCTACAGCTTCTCAGGTTCTACAGAAAGCTAGATTTAGTGTAGTAATGGATGATAAAACTCCAGAAGGTTATGCTAAAGGAAGTATTGAGCTTACAATGAAGCTACCTAAGAGAGGTGAGCATTCTTTGAACTTCAACCAGATTACTACTAAGAACTATAAAAATTCTATAGTTGAAACTAGAGTTAAACTGGTTCAAGATTTTACTGATAAGGTAGTTAAGCTTAACGAGTACTTGACTGAGAGTTCCCAATATGGTACTTCTGCTTTCACAATCCTAGTTAAAGCTGCTTCTAATAACCTTGAGATACAAGAAGGTGTAGTTAAAGACAAGACTGTACCAATGTCTTCTGAGGATTTCCAAGAAGTATTCCTAAGTCTTTCTGATGAAACTTATGATAAAACTCCTTTAAATCAAGCTTTGAAGTATGCTAAGGATCTGGAGGATATAATGTATGTAGCTACTGAGATAGCTAAACTTACTTATGGACCTAGAAATAGCAAGATTAATTTCTCTGATGTAGCTCAAGCAGATGCTGCAGGAACTATCAACCTAGATGCTCTTAAAGGATACCAGAAGAAGAAATATGATCTCTATGCTAGAGAGAAGTATTCCAATGGTAATAAATTAAGTAAAGAGGGCTTCTTTGTAAATAAGGAAGGTAAGGTTGTAGAAATAGAAACTCTAGAGTTAGGTGATGGACCTGCTCAGAAAGCATTCTCTAGTATAGTAAAGACCTCTCAAAGATTCCTAGAAAAAGGAGGTTTGAAATATACATATAATGCTAAGGTAGGAGAGAAGTCATTGCTTACAGGACTACCTCTACTAAGTACCAATCAAAGTCTAGTTAACATAATGTCAGACTTTGCTGTTCTGTCTTTAGGCCATTTGAATAATTTATTAGAGGTCCATAATACTGTAGGGCTTAAAATACCTCTTACTGTAGCTGAGGTAACTAAAGCTAATGATTCTTTAGAATCTAAGATTGAGCTAGGTAAGAAGCTTACCTCTAATTTCATTGGTGTTACTCCTGGAGCCTTGACTTTAAGAATGCCTGGATTTGCGGAAAAAAATATAATAGTCACTACTCCTGCTGAAGTAGCTCAAACAATTACTCCTAAAACAAGTGGTCTTACAGATAATATTAGTAATTTGCTAGACAATTCAGACAATTTTACTTGTGACTAAAAATGGGATGTAAATTTGAACCTTTAGATGGTGGACCTATTCTTTATTTTAAAGACAGATCTGAGGCCATTGAATTCTTTACTAAGAACCCTGAATATCAGAATCAATTAACTACTTCTGAATCAGGGTTTTATTACAATGGACCTAAAGATACTCTAGAGCCTAATACTAAGGACCTTGGAGAATTAATCTCTCAGGTGGAAGCTGTGAAGTTATTTAAAGAGCTTCTACCTTCTGCTGATACTAAAGATTTAGTATTCCTAAGTACTTTGTCAGATAAAGGTAGATACTACAAAGGGGTTATTCAGTTAGCTAATACAGGTAGAATTAATGAGAATGTTGTAAGACATGAGGTATTTCATAAGATTTTTAATGAGTATCTTACAGAGTCTGAAAGACAAGACTATATAAATTATGCTAAGGAAATCTGGCCTACAGCAGATACCGCTATAGCAGAAGAATTACTAGCTAGAGATTTCCAAACCTATAGAAATAAGCCAGAATCTATCTCTTTAAAGATTGCTAAGATCCTTAGAAGAATACTTAATCTATTGAACTTAGTTAGATCTACTCCACAGGAGAAGCTTAATAAGCTATACAATCAAATTAACAAAGGTAAGTACAAGAAGATTTCTGGTAATGGTTACTTAGATACTGCTGTTAAAAACTATAGTGGGTTTAAGAAAGACTTCCAGAGTCCCGAAGCCTATAAGAAAGCTTCTGCTACTTTAGATTTAGATATTTACAATAGGTCTAAGCTTGTGCATCCCGACCAGTTAAATTCCAAGAACATAGAAAACATATTAGGGGATACACTTGGGAAAAAGGATGCCTTGCTTTTACTTCCTTATTTATACAAAGATAAGATAGCCTCTTTAACCAAAGAGCTATCCAGGGACTCTGTAGATGCTTCTACTAAGCTATCTATTCAAGACTCTATTGAGAACCTAGAGAACATCCTTAAAAACTATGATAAGTTAGCCAAAGAACTATATCCTCAAGAATTTGCTGCTGTGGAAGAAGGTATTTCTGCAGCTATGAAAAATGATTTTAATGATGAAGTAGCTGTAAGAAATCATACAGAAGTTAAGCAATTTCCTGAAGTTGCAGAAGATCCAGATATAGACTCTGATGCTGTTACAGACTTTACAGATAGAGAAGATTCAGGAGCTATCTTTGCTTCTGAGATTGGAGATAACAATCAGAAGGATCTAGAGACTACTGTAAATGAAGATGTAAAATGGTTTCTTAGTCATATACCTGATGGTAAAGGAGGCTTCTATAATTCTAGAAAAGTATTTCCCGTAGCTATTAAGCTAGTGAATACT